TGAACGATGACGAGGCATGGGCACTGGCAGAGGCAGAGGTCCTAGAGTACAACATCTTTGGTAACATTGTGTACGTTACATCACCTAAAGAGGATGATGAACCACAACAAGAGCTACAATACGATGCAGATGGTGACCTCATCTACACAGATGATTAATCATCAACCCAGACCATAGGGGGGGTCGAAAAATTAACCACCCTCCCGTCATCGTCCGGGCTCTCGAAAATTTCCCCGTTGCAAAAATTTGAAAACTGATTTTAGGTCTATACCTATTTCAGTCATGCACACTAGCCATATTTACAGGTCTAAACACACTATGTAAGCAATACTGTGTTAAAAAACAATGCGGGTTTCATCCTTTCTCCGTACGTTTCTTTCCTTCTGAGTTAAATTTGGGTTTTTATTATGCTGGTTCTATGTCGTTGAAGTGGCTAGTGTGTGTGGTTGAGATAGGTATGTCTCAAAAACTATACTAAAAGTAAGGAGAAACCCATGTATAATCACTATAAAGTGATTGCACCAGCAGGTGTAATTGTACGTAAAGCACCAGTAGACGACACAACAAGTGAGGATGTACTTCCTGAAGGTACACAGTTCAAAGGTCGTGAAACTGCTGATGGTAAATTCATCGAACTCCTACAAGGTGGCTTTGTTGCTAACTCAGAATTCTCTGTAGAACAAGTCTATCTTGCAAGCAAGGAAGCTGACGCTGAGTAGGAGCTAGAGTATGGATGAAACACTACAACCAAAATTCCAGGGACGGACCCCTGAACAATATGACAAGAAGATGCAAGCACTCGCAATGCAAGTATCCGAAGAGCGTCTCCGTAATGGTGAAGCCAGTTCAGCCGAAATTGTGTTTTGGTTAAATCGTGCTTCCCCTACTAATCAACTAAAAGAAGAAAACTTAAGACTACAGAACGAAATGCTCCAGGCTAAAACTGAAGCTATTAACTCTGAACGTAAGTCTAACGAGGCGTACACGGAGGCAATGCGTGCTTTCGCGGGATATTTACCTTCACACGACAAGGAAGAAGGAGACGATTGGCTTGAAGGAGAATTCATGGAAGGTTAGGTCAGCAGAACTAGCCCTCAACAAGGAAGACTGGAATGCTAGACTAGAATATCTAATGTTATTAGATGGTAATGCTACTTCTCCACGTTACATGTCAAATCGTTTCTACAAGTCGCGTGAATGGATGCGCGTGCGAGATGAAGTCATCGAACGAGATTTGGGTCGCGACCTTGGTATCTTAGAATTACCAATATTCGGCCCTATCATCGTTCACCATATCAACCCTTTATGCGCAGAGGATATCGAGAATTGGAATGTCGAGAAACTCTTCGATAAAGACAACCTAATCTGTTGTTCTATTGCGACACACAATCTCATTCACTACGGTAAACCGAAGAAGGAAGAGTATGTCGAAAGAACACCAGGCGATACAATTCTATGGGGTAATTAAATGTCATCAATTTTACAAGACGTTGTCGAACGAGCCCCATCGTTGACAAAAGATTTGGTTGTAGATGGGCAATACGTCTTCTCTATCGAGTCACTAATCTCAACTGCGTTCCTTACACTCAAACAAAATGGTTTGGTAATGGAACAACCTGAGTGGACTGGTGATTGGGACAAAGACGTCAAAATGGAATGGGAAGATGTTGACAATGAAAATCTATTGGAAACAGGTAAACAGTATGTTGTCCAATATATCATGTTGATGTTTGACCCACCGCCATCACAACAACAATCAATCTTAGAAAAATCGCTTGAGCATTTACTATGGAGGATTAGAATGGAGGTGGAGAATGGTGAAAACTAACTCTATCAACGAAGTCCTCATTTCTGCTCAACAACAATCTCAGGACGACCTTCTACATTATGGTATCCTGGGTATGAAATGGGGTAGACGTAAAGGTCATTTTAGTGGTTCTTCAGGAGCAATGCGTAATCCTAAAACAGGTGGTATTCTACGTAAGTTCCGCAAGAAAGACCCTAACGACCAAATCGCCGCACAGCAACACCAAGACCCTCGTCGTAAACGTAATGTTAAGAAAGTTAACGACCGAATGCGTGAAGACCAGTTTATTTACGAGTACGAGCATCGTGACCGTATGAGTACTAGAGCAATTAAAGCTCGTAACGAACGTATTAAAGCTGAACGCGAATTCGAGTCCTTGGTATATTCTCCACAACGAGAACGTGCGAAAGCTGAACAAGCTAAGAAAGAGCGTCGTAAGAAAATTCTTACAACTGCTGCTCTTGTTGGTATGGAAGTCGCAGCCGATTATGGTTTGGAAAAAATGTTCTATCGTAATGGCGTTAGACCTGAAGCCTACGGTGTTTCATACGATAAGGATGCCAAGTCATACAGTGGTAATCCTAAGAACATCAAACGTTACAAACAAGACAGAGACGTGTATGAAAGTCTCAAATCTAGCAACGATATGCTTAAAGGCGCTGCTAAATTCTATAGCGACTTCAATAAGAAAGCCAATGGTAATTAACGGAGTAACTTATGTTATCTAATACTATGGTCCCGAAATATTATGGTGAGTTTCGCGACTCAGTTTTAAGAGGCGAGACTAGAGTATGCGAGAACATCTCACTCCAAATGAACAGGATTGATGATGACATCGCTAATCCTGACTATTTCTATGACCCAAACGCCATTGATGGGTATGTGCGTTTCTGCGAAGCTGAACTAACTCTAACTGATGGTACCGATTTGACCCTTCTCCCTACATTTAAGATGTGGGCTGAAGACTTATTATCATGGTACTACTATTCGGAGGAAGACACAATCGACCCAGCTACTGGTCGTCGAATTACAGTTCGCAAGAAGCGACGTCTTCGTAATAAACAGTATTTGATTATCGCACGTGGTAATTCAAAATCACTTTACGAGACAACTATCCAAGCATATGGTCTATTAACTGATACAAAGACAACACAACAAATCACAACGGCTCCTACAATGGCTCAAGCGGAAGAGGTTATGATGCCCTTCTCAACAGCTATTGCCAAGTCTCGTGGCCCGTTGTTTTCTGTATTGACTGATGGTTCTAACAAGTCACGCTCGCAGTATACACAAGCTAAGTTAGCATCAACTAAGAAGGGTATTGAGAATAAGATTACCAATTCGTACGTCGAAATCCGACCAATGCGTATTGATAAACTACAAGGTTCTCGTGCCAAGTATGCTACTGTCGATGAGTGGCTCTCTGGTGACGTTAAAGAGGACGTTATCGGTGCACTAGAACAATCAGCAGCCAAGGGTGGTGTAGATGACTATATCATCCTGGCAGTATCTTCCGAGGGTACAGTTCGTGACTCTGTAGGCGACTCAATCAAAATGGAATTGTTAAAAATCCTACGAGGCGAATACGAAGACCCACACACATCAATCTGGTATTATCGTCTAGATGACTTGAACGAAGTGAATGACCCTTCTGCCTGGATTAAAGCCAGTCCTAATATTGGAGTAACTGTATCCTACGACGCTTACATGCGTGACGTTAAACGTGCGGAAGCCAACCCTGCTACAAGGAATGATATTCTTGCTAAGCGATTTGGTATTCCCGTTGAAGGTTACACTTACTTCTTTACTTATGATGAGATCCAAAAACACGCTTATCAGAACTATGATAAGTTGCCATGTTCTATGGGTATGGATGCATCACAAGGGGATGACTTCTGGGCATTTACTTGGGTATTCCCTTTGGGTGGAGAGAGATTCGGTATCAAGACAAGGTCTTATGTATCTGAGTCTAAGTATCGTAAACTCCCTTCTGCAACAAGGTACAAATACGACGAATTACAACAAGAAGGAACATTGGTAATCATGCCTGGTTCTCTCTTGGATTGGGTGGCAGTATACGAAGATGTTCGTGATTATATCCATGAGCATGACTGGGCTGTTCTGTCATTCGGGTTTGACCCTTACAATGCTGGAGCTTTCGTTGACCGTTGGTGTATGGAAAACGGTGAGTATGGTGTTGAGACAGTACGACAAGGTGTTAAGACTGAGTCTGTACCATTGGGTGAAATCAAAGCACTTGCAGAGGCTCGTATGTTGATATTCGACGAAGAGCTGATGAAATTCGCCATGGGTAATTCTGTAGCATTACAGGATAACAATGGTAACTACAAATTAGATAAGCGTCGCTCTGATGAGAAAATCGATAACGTGGCTGCTCTTATGGACGCCTGGGTTGCGATGACTCGTAATAGAGAGATGTTTATGTAGAAAGGTGAACATATGTCGACTTTGCTACATTCGTACAAAACGTACGAGTCTGCGAACGCGATGGGTAATGGTAGTTTCACAGTCGAACCTGGTTCCAATTGGCAATCGATTTCGACATATCATTCTCCTTCGTACATACAATCAATGAACACCTCTTATGGTAGTGATTTGATTAAATCAATTATCAACCGTATTGCTATCGATGCATCTACAGTTGAATTCAAACACTTGAAGATTGACGCTCTTACGAAAAATCAAAATGAAATTAAATCTGGTTTGATTGACTGTCTTACCTACAAGGCAAACATTGACCAAACTGGACGAGCATTCATTATTGATTTGGTGTGGTCTTTACTTGATGAAGGTGTTATTGCTATCGTACCAACTGTCACTGATAAAATTATGGACGGAGAAAAGACATTCGATGTGGAGTCTGTTCGTGTAGGTAAAATTACACAATGGTTCACTGACTGTGTTAAAGTACGATATTACAACGAAGACACTGGATTGGAATTCGAACAATCTTTGAAGAAAGACGACATTGCTATTATCGAGTCTCCACTTAGTGGTATTTTGCAAGATAGCAACCAAACGCTTCGTCTCCTTAAACAAAAGATTGACTTGATGAATTCGGAAGATAGAAACGCTGCTGCTGGTAAGATTAACGGTTTTATCCAATTTCCTTACCAAACAAACTCTGATTACCATCAGAAACAAGCAGATAGACGTCGTAAACAGTTGGAAGCCGAAATGAGCAAGTCTGCTTATGGTTTGGCTACATTGGATAACAATGAGAAATTCATTCCAACTGGTGGTAACATCCAGAACAATACTCTTGAGGATATTAATAAACTTAAGCAAGATTTCTACAACCAAATTGGTATCACTGAAAACATTATCAATGGTACTCAGTCTGGTGCAGAGCTTAACCTTTATTACAACCGAGTAATTGACCCAATTCTACAAGCTATTGTGGACGCAGTCAATGTTGCTTTTATTAGTAAAACTGCTCGTACTCAAGGTCAGGTTGTTCAGTTCTATCGAGACCCATTCAAGATTCTTCCTATTGAACAACTTGCCAATACTGCAGACTTGTTCTCTCGTAATGCGATTCTTACACCTAATGAGATTCGTCAATTTATTGGTAAAGAACCTCACCCTAATCCATTGGCAGACCAGCTCTACAATCGTAACATTGCGGATGGTAATCAAATGGGTGGTATTGCAACTGCTGGACAAGGAGCTGACCCCGCTACTGGTGAAGATGACCCTAGTCAGTATGTCTATCAAGATGAGAACGGCAACTTTGTAGACTATCAAGGCAATCCTGTTGATGAAGCAGGTAATCCTATTAGGAGGTAATAATGGATAAACAAGAATGGTCATTATTAGATATTGACCCTAACAACGAGGTTCTTCTTCATGGCGGTAAATGGTCTGAAGAGGCTAAACGACGTGTAAGTGAAGCTCGTCGTGCTGGACGTTCTGTTCTGGATATGTTTGGTGACTTGTACAAGAAGTCTGAAAAGACTGTAAATTCAGCAGCTAAAACAGCATCCAATATGGTTCGCCCTACTGCTAAAGCTGTTTCTAAGACAGCAAGTAATCTTATTCGGGTTGCTAAAAAGGGTGTTTTTAGTCAAGGTTCAAAGACCACTACAATCACTCGTGTAAAAAGTATTACCGATGCTCAAGGACATAAAATTGGCCCTAAAAAAGGTAACGGTCGTAAAGTTGGTCCTAAAACTGCTGAAGCTAAACGACGTAAAACTGATTACGAACGCGGTAAAGCGATGGACAAACGTTATGCTGGTGAAAAACGACGTAAAACCGATTCGGCTCGTGGTAAAGCCATGGATGAACGCGAACGGCGTAATCGTGACAGAAAACGTAAAGCCGCAGCTGAACGTAAGGAACAAAAACGTTTCTATGATGAAAAACGACGTAAAACTGATTACGAACGTGGTAAATGGATGGACCGACGCGAACTGCGTAATCGTCAAGAAGGTATGAAAACCCTAAAAGACAATGCACGAAGCGCGAAGAATTTACCAGAAGGACGAGTTAATCGTAGTGGTATCGGACATGACTTTGGTAAAGCTGTAGACCAAGCTCGTCAGAAGGGTGCTTTGAAACCCAATAAGAAAGCTTATGATCGTGCGCAGTTTGAAAAAGGTCGACGCGGTGAATATGCTGACCGACAGTTCAAAAAAGGTCGACGCGGTGAATATAATGACCGAATGAACGATTTCCAAAAACGTAAAAAAGATTTGGTAAAACGTGGTAGCCGTGTTGGTTCTCTTAGACAATCTGCAACTTTTGACTATCAAGCTGCTCTAACTACTGTTTCTAAAAAAAAAATCAAAATGAATTAAAACATCACGGAGTTATCGGTATGAAGTGGGGCTTTAGAAAGAAATCTAGTGTCTCTCCTCAACAAAAACAATTTAGCAAGAAGATGAACAAACTCTCTAAGAAGAGGGAACGTGCAGACTACAAGCTAATGCGTCGATTTGAGAAAGATAAAGATTTCAAATCCCAAGCTGAAAAGTCTGGGTATTACAACATTTCTAAAACTTCCCCAGATAGAACTTACGAATTCTATAAGATTGTAGCGACCAATAAAGGTAATCTTGCAGGACGTTACTACAAGATGGATACTAAGATGAACGCTAAGTATCTTAAACGTAAACACAACATTATCAGAGGTATCAAATGAAACCACAAAATTACGATTTCGCTGGTTGGGTTACGAAGAATGACCTCAAATGTTCAGACGGTGTAACAATCCGTCACGGTGCCTTCTCTGGATTGTCTGGAGAAAAAGTACCATTGGTTTGGCAACATTCTTATTCTCAACCAGGAGATACAATCGGATATATTCTTCTTCATTCAAATGACCAAGGTGTATACGGTTACGGGTATCTCAATGAAACAGAACGTGGTCAGGATGCCAAAGAACTTTTGCGACACGGAGACGTGAACCAAATGTCAATTGGCGCTCGTAAAATCCAAAAGAGTGGACAAGACGTAATTCATGGAGAAATCTATGAAGTGTCACTAGTACTCAAGGGCGCAAATCCTGGTGCTGTCATCGAAGAGGTTCTTACTCACGGTGACGGACAAGTCGGCGATGAGATTTTCATCACTACAGGTCTAACACAAGACTTGTTGAAACATTCCAACTCGGAGGAGAAACAAATGGCGACTATTGGAGAAGTAATTGATACTCTCACAGAAGACCAAGCCGAAGTAGTCACTAATATGCTTGAGAATGGTGTAGAATCACTTACACCACAAGATGCTGAGGTTATCGAAACTCTTAGTGATGAACAAGCTATGGCTATCAATATCATTCAATCTGTTGCTGGTGAAATCGAAGAAGATGAATTGGCTAACTCTAGCCTAGATGACTTTGAACCAGTAGACGATGAAGATGAAGATGAGTCTGACGATGATTCTTATGATGAAGATGATTCTTATGATGAAGATGATTCTTATGATGAAGATGATTCTTATGATGAAGATGAAGCCGACACAGACGAAGAAGAAATTGAACATTCAGGAGTAGACATGAAACAAAATCATTTCAATCAAAATGGAATTGAAGAACAAGACACTTTGACACATGCTGCACAACTTGCTGATGTAGCTGTGCGTGAAGCAGCAGCTCTTGGTACAGGCTCAATTAAAGCAGCCTTAGCTGGTGTAGATTCGAGCGGTGAATTCTTGCAACATGGTATCTCTAACATTGATATCTTGTTCCCAGCAGCACAATTGCAAAAAGGTATTCAAGCTTACAACCCTAACGCTAAAAACGTTGAAACAATCCTCAACAAATTCAGTGCTGTATCTTCACCAAATGTTAAAAACATTTATGCTGACTTGACAGAAGAACAAGCTCGTGCTCGTGGTTACATCAAAGGTAATGAAAAACTTAATCAACGCCTTATCAGCTTGTACTATCGTACAACTACACCACAAACTGTTATTCACAAAACAGCTATTGACCGTGATGACGTAATCGATATTCGTGAAAACGGTATTGATGCGGTTTCATTCTTGAAACAAGTACAATCAATCAAATTCAAAGAAGAACTTGTACGTGCTGCCATCTTTGGTGATGGTCGTGAAGGTATCGTTAGTGGTAAACCAAACAAAGAAAAAATCAACGAAGAACATATTCGTCCAATCACTAAAGACGATGACTTCTTCACAATCAAACTTACTTCACAAAACTGGATGTCAGTTGTTGACGACGTAATCAAGACTCTTCCTGGTTACCAAGGTTCTGGTTCTCCATCACTTATCATTAACCCATTCGACCTTTCTAAACTTAAAACTCTTAAAGATAAGAACGGTCGTTACTTGTATGGCGCATCAAGCGATGGTAACCGTCTTGCAACTAACTCAGACCTTGCATCTTACTTCGGATGTTCTGAAGTTATCGAATTCCGTGATATGCCTCAAGGTAAATTCTTGATTGGTAACTTGAATGACTACGTATTCGGTCAATCTCAAGGTGGACAAGTCGTAACATTCGACGATTTCGATATCGACTTTAACCAAATGAAATACCTTATGGAAGCACGCCTTTCAGGTGCTATCATGATCCCACGTGCCTTCATCTTTGTAACAGTTACAGATGCTGAAGCAACTAACGAAGATATGCTTAAATTCCGTAAAGACGCCCTTAAGACAAAACCTAACTGGGTTGAAAAACAAGACAAACCTGGTGACAAATACTTGTCTAAACATTCAGACGCTGACGAAGCTGCAGCTGCTAACCCTGCATCAGGTACTACAGGTACTACAGGACGTACAGGCGGCTAATTTCAAAATGGAATATGGGAGAGTAGTATGAGGACGACAATAGATATCTTAGTTCGCGGTATTGAAGAGACAGAGGTTAAACCTGGTGTATATTCGTACGAGTACACACGATATCGAAAGGTCCCTGCTAACATTGTCGAAAATAGACGCTATGATATTTCTGATTCACAACGAATTAACGAGAATATTAAGTCTAACTTCGACTTCTCTTTTGTATTCGCCAATGATGATACAGACCGTGTTAATCGTATCTGGTACGTTATTTACAAGAATCAAGTGTATTCTGTAAGTAAAATCCTCAATTACCCACCACGAGTACGAATTGTACCTGATGGCGTTATGAGTCTTGAAGACATTAATAAATTGGGGGTAGTAATTAAAGATTATGACTAGAACACATACTGAACTCATTGAAGAACTTAAGACGATTTGTCCAAGGGTATATTATCAGAAACCAGATGGTTCTCAACTAAAATTCCCTTGTATTGTTGTTGAAAAGAACTACCTAGATGTAGAGTCAGCAAACAACAGAGCTTATCGTTCTAACAGGTCTTATATTGTTAATTTCTTTACAAGGGTGGACGATGACTCAATTGAGGACACCATGCTTGATAAATTCGATTATGTACGCCTCAACAATTACGATGTAGACAACGGTTTATATCAAGAGACGTATAGAGTATATTATTAGAGAGGTTATTATTTCTATGGCAAAATTGCTTTGGGACCAAACTGGTCAAAAAACTTACCAAACAGGTGTAGACCGTGGTGTACTTTTCCCTATGGCCAGTGCTGGTACATATGAAAAAGGTGTAGCTTGGAATGGTTTGACTAAAGTGTCTGAATCACCAGATGGTGGTGACGCTACAGCCAAATACGCTAACAACGGTAAATACTTGAACTTGATCGCGAAAGAATCATTCAAAGGTTCTATCTCAGCTTACACTTACCCTGATGAATTTGCAGCTTGTCTTGGTGAAGTTGATGCCATTGCTGGTGTTAAACTTACTGCACAAACTCGTAAATCGTTCGGTTTCGCTTACCGTACACTTATCGGTAATGATACTGAGTCTACAGGTCACGGTTACCTTATCAACTTGGTATACAACGCTACTGCGGGTGTTGCATCTAAAGACTTTGAAACAATCAATGACTCACCAGATGCTATCGAATTCTCTTGGGACTTCACAACAACTCCAGTTGACACAGGTGTTGAAAACACTCAATCAATGGCACACATCATTATCGATTCAACTAAGCTCGCTGCTGACAAACTTAAGAAAGTTGAAGAAGCTATCTACGGTACAGACAGCACTGATGCTAAACTTCCTACTCCAAAAGAACTCATGGTTCTCCTTGGCGTAGTTACTGGTTAAAATTCAAAATGAACTTGTTTTTATAAGAAAGGATTTATTCAAATGATTGTAAAAGAAATTACTTATGTAGAACCGCTCTCTGGTGAGGAACTCACTGAGAAGTTCTATTTCCACATTAACAGTGCTGAAGCACTTCGTATTATGGGTCGCTCAGGAAACAAAGATTGGGAGACTTACGTTAAAGATGTAGCGGCATCAGGTGACGCAGACCGCATCATGGACTTTATCGAGCAATTTGTTTCTATTGCCGTTGGGTATAAGAATGTTGATGGACGCTTTACTAAGACGAAAGATTTTCGCGATGAATTCCTAGCGTCAGAAGCATACGGTAAACTCTTCGTAGATTTCATCCAAGATGAAGCATTTGCACGTAAATTCTTCTCACAATTGATTGAAGAAGGTCGTTCAGGTAAGAACAAGGGTCAAAACGCTCAGCTTGAGACAGTTGCCAATAAAGGTAACCGTCAACAACGTCGTAGCAAAAAATAGTAGGTAGCAAGTATGCTTGAGATAGTTACAGAGGAGATTTATGACGAAACAACGAGCATGATTCTCCCAGGAAAAGTATACCATTTCGAGCATTCGTTGTTAGCTATTAGTCAATGGGAGATGGTGTTTAAAAAACCGTTTCCCTTTTTAAATGGCTTGCAGGTAGAACCTATTGAAGTGTTAGCTTATGTCCAATTAATGAATTTAGATAAGACAGGGTTCGACATAGACAATTTGTCCGAATCCAACATAAAGGAGATAATCGAATACATCAATAGTAAAGCTACTGCAACTACGATTTCTTCATCGGGAGAAGGTGGTCGTCGTATATTAACATCAGAGGTAATCTATGCGTATATGGCGAATGCACAAGTACCATACAGTTGTGAAACATGGAATATCCATAGACTTCTTGTATTGCTTGGGGTTATAGGTGAGTTAAATACACCTAAGAAGAAACGTAGTAAAGAAGAAACTGCACGCATGTACAAAGACTTGAATGCTAAACGACGTGCTGAGATGGGAACTACAGGTTAAATCAAAATGAAATATTCAATGTCATCAGATAGTAAGTTTCAGAACCTATTCGACGACTTTAAAAAAGAAACTGATATGGCGAAAATCTATACAGTAGTTGATGCTGAAACTCAAAAAGCTTATGACGACATTGTTGAGAGCACTCCTGTTAGGTCGGGCTTGACTAAGTCGTCATGGAGTAGACGAATTACGATGAGTAAAGACCAGATAGATGTTATCTTCGAAAACTCACATAAAGCTAAGAATGGTAAACCTATTGTTGTATATGTGGTGAATGGACACTACACTCGTACTGGAGGTTACGTTAGACCAAACGACTTTGTGTCTCCTAGAACTGACAGTATAACAAGTAATATTACAAAAGGTTTGTCGGGAGGGAGTAGTTAATGCCTAGTTCTGTAGTAAAAGAACAGATTTATAAACTAAAACTCGACGCCGCTGATTTACAACAGAAACTTCAAAATGCCATTAAAGATGTTGGTAACTTCCAACAAAAGATGGACTCAATCAACGGTAAATCTGTTGATAATGTTGAGAAATCGACAGGTTCTCTGTCAAGTAAACTTGCAGGTCTAGTCTCGCATGTCCCAATTCTTGGTAACATTGTGGAGAAGATGACAGGTGTCGGTAATGCATCCAACACTGCAGCATCTGCTGTGGGTAGAGTTGGAGAAAATGCAGGCTCTGGATTTGGAGCGATTCAATCTGGAGCATCAAATGCTAAAAACTCAATGGAACAATTGGGTTCTGGTGTTGAGGGTGTTAAAGGTAAATTCTCAATGCTGGAAGGTATTGCAACGGTGGCTTTGGGTAATATCGCATCTCGTGCTATTACTGCTGGCGCATCGTTGTTAAGTAAATGGACTGTCTCTCCTATTGTCCAAGGTTATCAAGAATACGAACGAGAACTTGACTCAACTCGTATCTTGGTTGCTGCTTTGGGTAAGGAAGAACAAGACCATATCACAAGCGTAATGCGTGATTTGGAACAATATGCTAAGACTACCAAATACAACTCACAACAAATGAACTCATCATTAGCGCAATTTGTTAATGCTGGTATTGATTTGGATAAAGCCAATGTGGCTTTGAAGGGTTTTGGTAACTTGGCAGCCTCTGCAGGTGCTAGTACTCAAGCGTTTGGTACAGCCTTACAATTCGGTGTTCAACAAGCCCTACAAATGGGTTATATGAACCGACAAAACTGGCAGTCATTGGAAACTGCCCAATTGGCAACTAAAGGTTATAAACAAGCAGTAATTGATGCTGCGGTTGCTCAAGGTACATTGACACAAGAACAAGTTGACGCTATTGGTGTTCAACAGTTATTTGTGGAGCACTTGAAAGATGGTTGGCTTACTAATGATGTATTGATGCAATCATTGGAAGAATATGCTAACAATCCAGTTTATCAAGAGATGGCTGAAAACCTTTACACTTTCAAGGAAGCTATGGAAACTACCGAAGAAGCTGTAAACGACGCTTGGTCTAAAATGTGGGTTGAGTTGGCTGGTAAAGGTGATGAAGCTATGGCTATCTGGACTCCAGTTGGTAACTGGTTAGCTGCAGCAGTATCCTTTATCCCAAATCTTATTACACAAATCGCTCACGCATTCAACCAACTTGATGGTCGTACGCACCTTATTTCTGCAATTGTTGAACTCTTTGAGTCTCTTAAATTAGCAGGACAGGGTGTTACGAATGCCATATTAGCAATGATACCAGAGTCTAGCATATTTAGACAATGGGCTGAGAATGGTGACAAAACCAATATGGTATTTGTTAAGATAGCTGAGACAATCATCAAGATTACTGATTATCTTAAAGAACTATTCCATGTAGGTGAAGGTATTAGACCTGAAGTAACGCTCGCTATTCACAATATTGTAGAAGTATTTATACGTCTATGGGGTGTTGTGAAGATGGTTGTTAAGGGTATCGCTGCTGCGTTAGATGTTATTATCCCAGACAATATGATTCAGGACTTGATTCTTATTGCTGGTATGATAGCGAATGTATTTAACGGTATTGGGCGTATATTTGTTGGTATTAAATCGCAAATGGATTCGTCTGGTCTCGTTAATGTATTCTTGACAATTCGTGATGCGATAAAAACATTTTACGATGCTGTCACTGTAACACTAGCTGGTCTTTGGGGTAGAATTGATGCTCCTATGGACGCATTCTTCGATAAGGTTGGTGTTAGTATTGGTAAATTCTTAAAAGATGTTGGTAAGATGTTCGGATTTGGTAAAGACCCTAATGCTGAAAATAGCTTGTCTTTACTAGAACGTATGGCTAACGCTTTTAAAAATATTACTGATAAATTCTTAGCCTGGGCTATGGCTTTCAAACAAGGCCCTAAACCAGGAGAAACAGACAAGATTGCTTTGGCATTTTCTAAAGCTGGAGATGCTGTTCAGTGGTTCTTGGATGTTGTCAAACTTCTTCTTACACCTCTACAGCTTGTATGGGATACACTCAAAGGCTTCTTTGACGTTCTCAAATCAAGTTTCGATATGCCTATTTCTGACAAATTGGGGTCTCTATCATCAATCCTCAAGACTGTAAAAGAAGATATTAAAGAAGTCTTCGAAAATGGCTTATTTGGTGGCAAAGCCTCAGCCGATGAACTTGGCGATGGTGTGGACAAACAAGAAGAAAAACTTACGTTCATGCAACGTACACAAAAACATTTGTCTAAAGCAATGAAAGACGCTGGTGGAGCTGTTAAGGATTATACAAAATACCTTTCAGAAGCTACAAATGTAAGTGATTTGTTTGGGCGTATTATCGGTTCAATCGGTAATGGTGTTAAGAAACTGGGTTCTGGTATTGTAGGTCTTGTAACTGGTGGATTTGATAAACTTAAAACATCAGCAGGAGACTCAAATACTGTACTCGGTAAAATCTTTGACACAATTTCAAAATGGCATATTGTTGATAGACTTAAAGAGTCATTCTCAACACTAGGAACTGTCTTTGATGGTTTCTGGGGTGCCGTAAAACAAGCATTTTCTAATATCGATTTCTCAAGCAAGACTGCTTTAATCAAGTCGGGTATTGAAGGAATTGGTAATCTCTTAGAATGGCTTGCTGATAGATTTAAAACTGTATCAGATGTAGGTGGTCGAGTATTTACATATTTGGCTGAATTCTTTGACACAGTTGGACATGGATTACAAGGGAATACTGCGATTAAACTTGCAGGTTTCTTCTTGTTATTTAAACAATTACAGAAATTTAAAGATTCAAATCTAATCCAAAATATATTACACCCAATTAAAGCTTTGAAAGAAGCTATATTTGGTATTGGTGACTCTAATAGTATCCTTTCACAATTGTCAGGAACTCTTGGAGCCTTCCAGAAAAACATTAAAGCAAATACGCTCAAGACAATTGGTATAGCGATGCTTGAATTTGCTGGTGCGTTATTTGTAGTATCTCTTATTCCTGGAGATAAACTTCTACAATCTGTAGGAGCAATCGCTGCAATGGCCACAATCCTAGTTGGTGCTTATCTTGGTATCCAAAAAGCAAAAGCTATTGGAGCTGGAGCTGCTGCATCTGTAGGTGATAGAGCTTCAGGTTTGTTATCGCAATTGATGGACGAACTTGGATTCCCTGAAGTACGTAAACTTCTTAAAAAGATGGCATCAGCTACAATGATGATCTCATTGGCATCATCTGTTATGATGTTGGGTAATCTATTTATTAAGCTTGGCGACATGGAATGGGATAAAGCTATGAAGTCTCTTAAGATGATGGGGCTTATTATGCTTGAACTCGTTGGTGCTACTTGGCTTTCTGGATTCTCTGGAGCTACTATTGGTACCGCTGCCACAATGTTTGTAATTGCGTCTACTGTTAAGAAACTTCTTGGTATTATTGACGACCTTGATAAGATTGACGATAAGACTCTTGATAATGGTATGGCTAAACTTGAGAAAGTTGCTGTTGTTATCGGTTCTATCATGGCCCTTATGGGATTCAAGGTTGGTGCTGGTATAAAAGTAGGCCCTCAATTCCAGCTTGGTCTTGAAGCCTCAACAGGTAATCAAACTTTAGGTACTGCTGCTACTTTATATGTCTTAATGTCACGATTCAAACAATTGTTGAGTGCATTGGATATATTTAGTTCAACTGCAAGTCCTGAAGAGATTGCCGCTAAGAAGAAATCAATTGAGTATGGTATTACCGCACTCAAAGCAGTAATGCGTTCTCTTGAAGAATTCATGCTTACTGTAGGTGCTACATTTGCAGTAGGTGTTGACGGTAGTGCAAATGGCGCTAAAGTCGGCGGTAAGAGTCTTGGTATGGCCTCAGGTATGGGTGGTCTTAAAGTCACAACTGGTAATACCAAATGGTCTACTGTTGGTGTATTGTTATCTCTTATTCTAGGTCTTAAACAACTTGTAGGTGTTATTGAACGTCTCGGTGAAATCGACAAAGGTAAGATTGAACAAGGAACTAAGACACTTAAAACACTTGCATTGACTATCGCTGGTCTATTTGCAGCCGTCGAATTCATGTCTGGTGCAATGTCTGCCAAATTAAGTATCCCTGGTAAAGCTAGATTTGGTATTGGTGGTGGTAAAGGCGCTTCATGGCAAGTAGTAGTTCTTATGGGTGAAGTTATTATAGGACTTATATTGCTTTCTCGTACAGTGGCAAAACTTGCTGAAGTAGACAAGACTGGTCTTGAAGAAGGACGACGTACACTCGTATGGATTGCTGGAACTATTGCTGGATTATTCTCTGCTATATTCTTTGTAATTAACAAGTTCTCAGATGGTAACCAACTGCAACGTTCTAACAAAGGGCGTGTTAAAGAGGCTGCACTTCTACTTGCTGTAGAAATAGGAGGTCTTATCCTCTTAGCTGGTACGGTTTCTAAACTTGGACAAGAACTTAACGTCGAACAAATGAGTATTGGTCTTGCCGTAGTTACAACAATATCAGTCCTTCTTTCTGGCGTGTTTGCTGCTATTGGTGGTATCATCATCGCAATGCAAAAAGCGAACGTCAAGAAGTCGTCAATCACCGCAGCAGTTGCTACTTTGGTTGTTATTGTTGGGTCTATTTGGCTCTTATCAGAACAAATCAAAATGCTTGCAGAAGTAGACCAAGGTTCTATGCTTGTGGCAAGTACAGCTCTACTTATGATTGGAGTTACATTAGCCGCTCTTGAAGGAACAGTTATTGGATTGTCTAAACTTATCACAAACATGAAGGATGTAGGTCGTATCCTTGTATCTCTCGGTACAATGGTCGCTTTGGTTTATGTCCTAAAAGAAGCCTCACTTGCTTTGTTCGAACTAGCCGATTTACCAGTTGATGGTATTCGTGCTGGTGGAGAATCATTGTCAATATTGGGCATTGTCTTGGCGGTTATGACAGCAACCGTTATCGGTATGTCTAAACTTGTCACAAATCTTAAGACTGTTGGTGGAATTATTGTGGCACTTGGTACAATGACTGCTATCATGTTTATTCTTAAAGAATTTTCAAAATCAGTTATTCCTTTGGCTGATATCGAGTCAGGACAACTTATGTCTGCCGTTACAGCTATTGGTGTATTGGCTGTGGTTCTAACAGCAACTACTGCTATAATTGGTGTACTTGGTGCACTTGCTGGTAACACGGGGCCAATGACCCTTTTGGGTATTATTGTAATGATTCCATTGATTATGTCAATCGCTTGGAGTCTTAAACAAATGGGTGACACTGTCGCTCTGCTTGGTGGTCTATCTGTAAGTGAACTCTTCAAGGGTGGCGTAGCAATAGCCGCATTAGGACAAGTCTTATTCATTCTCACAACTGAGTTTGGCGTGCTTGCACTTCTTGCTGGTTGGACATTCGGTGCTCTTTGGGGTGTTATTCCTGTAATTGCATTGATTATGGCTATCGTCCCAGCTCTACAAGGCATGGGTGATATTGTTATTGCTCTTGCACCGTTGTCTATTGGAGATTTGATGTCTGGAGCTGTAGCGATATTAGCATTAGGTGTAATCCTTGTAGTAATTACTGCACTTGCAACCGTAGTATCTATATTTGGTGCTGTGGCTGGATTTGGTGTAGCTACAACGATTGCTCTAGCTAATGGTATTATTCAAGCTCTACAATCATTAGCAAATGTAGCTATTGGACTCATTCCATATGCTGGAATTGACTTGGCTGCATCTGTCATGGTTATTGCTGGACTTGCACTTATTCTAGGTGCTTTGTCCGCATTCATGAGTCTTATGTCCAACGTGACAAGTCTTGATGGTGCTGCTGGACAAATCATGATTATGCAAGGTATCACAACATCAATACAATCTTTAGCTTCTACTGCTATTACTATTGCTGGTGTTGGCGATATCGAGACGATGACTAAAGCTGGTCAGATTGTAGCTAAACTTGGCGATGTTATCGGTTGGAATACTCTCAAGACTGCATTCGGTAGTCTTATTAGTGGTGGAGCTGACAAGATTTCTGGTCAGTTGGCTGCTATGAAGGGTATTGTAACTAATGTTAAAAACCTTGCCGAAGTAGCTATCAAGATTGCAACCTCTGGCACTCCAGAAGACATGGATAATGCAGCAGATATTGTTAAGAAACTTGGTAAGGTTCTTACATCAAATCTGTTCAAGGAAGACTTCCTTTCTATGTTCTCTGACGGTTCTGGTGCAGTAACTCGTATCAAGAACGGTGCCAAAGCTGTAGAGTCTGTATCTGATGCATCTAAAGCTGCGTCATCTATGAAGTCAATCGATGTCAAAGGCGTTAGTGAAAAGATGGAAGAAGTCAAGACCATCATGAACAAGGCTAAGTCCATGGGTGACTCTGCTCCTGATGAGACTGCTGTCACTAATATGGGTAACATGAATTCAATCGTCAACAAGGTTAAAGACATTGCAACTAACTTGCAGTCTATGCCTGCTGTTGGTCCTGAAGCTACAGTTGCTGTTGATAATATTATCGCAACAATTAACTCAATCTCAACTAAACTACAGTCTATGGAAATGAACCAATCATTTGAGGCTGCTGGTTTGGGTAACATTGGGTCTTACGCAACAGGAATTCAAAATGGACTAGGAAATGTAACTGGTTCAGTTGATGGTGTTGTAAGTGGAGCTCGTGGACGATTTGGTTCAGCAAACATGACATCACAAGGTAACAACACTTCAAGTACATTTGGACGAGGTATCAGTGCTTTACTTGGTATGGTTGCTGGCGCTGCTAGTGGAGTTGTGAATGGAGCTAAAGGTATGTTCGGACAAAACGACGTTACTGGTCATGGTAATAAGATGTCTGGAACATTTAAGGGTGGTATCGACCAAGGTAGAAATCCTGTTTCAAATGCTGCTAAAATTGTACTTGATGCTGCGAAATCAGCAATGACACCAGACGGTGGAGTTATCTCTAAACTCACACATGCAGGTACTTCTATGGTTGATGCTATTGCTGGCGGTATCCGTAGTGCTATCGGTAAAGCCACAAGTGCAATCTCAGACCTTTGGGCTACAGTTAAAGCACACATTCCTAACTCACCAGCCAAAAAAGGGCCTATGTCTGGAGCTGGTTGGCGTAAGGTTGAGCATTCAGGTAAAACCATTGTAGAGACAATTGCTAGTGGTATGGGTTCTGCTGCACCTACAGTAATTGATGCAATGGATAACTTGATGGGTGAAATTCAAAATCAAGTAGATAGAGTCAATGATATGGATTATGATAACATGGATATTAATCCTAAAATCAAACCTATCCTTGATATGAGTCAAGTTGAGACATCTGCTTTGCAAGCTGTTACAGATTATTCTGGACTCTTGACAGGTCAGACAGCACTCAATCTTCAATACTCATTACTCAATCCACAAGTTGCTCAAATGCTTACAAACTCAGACAATATTAACACCCTTATCGGTAAAGTTGAAACACTTAACGGTCAAATGGGTGAACTTAATGTTGTCAATCAAGAACAAGCTGGACTTCTTCGCGAAGGGCAAGTTCTTAACACTTACATTGATGGTAAACGTATTAACAATGTGCTTGCTCCAGGTATGGCTGACGCACAATTACAATACAAGGCACGTCAAGACAGAATTAATGGAGGTATCGCTTAATGAGTGGTTCTACTGAACTATATTTCGATATCCTGTTAGGCGAAGGTTCAGACCAAATCAATATAACAGAGCTTATCGAACGTTATCGTGGTGGTGTTACCAAGATTGATAGAGGTCTTGGTGGTGCTAAAACTAATACAACGTCTACTGGTACAGACCGTTATGGTACTCAGCATGCCTATCAAAAATTAGGTGCCAAAACTATCAAGATTGATTTCTTGATTTTTGCTGATACTAATCAACGTGCTAGATTTAGACGTGAAATGACAGGTGCTCTTGATTTCCCAAACGGGACAAGACATCTGCGATTTGAGGATGAGCCTAACGGTTATTACGATGTAATTTCTGAAGGTCAATTCTCGTTTACTGAAAGTCTTAAAGAGGAACAGGCGAGTGGTACTATCTCATTCACTGTTCCTGATGGACTTTGGCATTCGGATACTGGTATTGTTGTGTCTAGTGAAGGCCCACAAACTGAGTATGCGAAATTTACAAAAGATACCGAAGCAAAATGTATTTACGTAGACATCAATAACCCAGCTAACACTGAAGCTTATCCTATTATTACAATTAAGAATAAGACTAACATTGGTTGGATTGGTATCGTAAATCGAAATGGAGTAATGGAATTGGGGTCTACTCAGGCTACTGAAGAAGGTACTCCTCGTTATGTGGATGGTACAGGGTCTGAAATCCTTTTACAAATTAAGAAAGGCGACTTTGGCCCTAAAGGTTGGGGTATGTTAAAAGAAGGGCGTCACCAGTTTGGTGGTAGACCTGTTCTTGGTATTGCTCCGACAGAAAAATCACAAATTGTAAATAGACTTGTTGTTAAAGAAATGGCTCATAAACACAACCCTTCATCAGGTTTTGGTGCTGCGGACTATATTACAAATGGTGTGCATTATCCAGGCGATGATGAAAAAGGGTTTGAAAACAAATGGGCTGAGGCTATCGGATATATTGATATCCCTGCAGACCGTGATGGTGTAAAAGGCGGTACTGATTTCCGTGTTGATTTTAATGCTAAGTTTCACGCTTTACAACTTGGACAAACTGGAGTTATTCGTGTTGGTGTAATTAGTGACCGTAACGAAGTCATCGCACAATACGAGATTGGTAAGACAGACCGTTCTGGTAATGTCATGACTGCAAACTTCCAGGTTGATGAACAAGGTAAAGAAAAGTGGTATGAGATGCGTAAGTTCCATGCTAACAATGGCGAATACGAACCAGCTAATAAATCATTCAATACCAGAACTGGTGATGTTTGGTTTATGAAAGAAGGTTCTAAATTAACCTTTATGTTAGATGGACATTTGTGGGGATATACCAATGAAAAACTGAAGACAATGCGTTTTAGTAAGATTATTATCCAAATGGGACACGTGTATGCGGTTCCTCAAGTCGAAGTAATGGCTATCGAGTCTTTGAGTTTCACAAAACTTAACACTCACCGTTATGCCAATGTTGATAATAAATACAAACCTAATTCCATTGTAACAATCGACAACTGGAATGGTGAAGTATGGATATCTCCAGATGGTACTTCTGAAAAAGGATTCATCTCACAATCTGAAGTCGTTAAAGGATCTAATTGGGTCATTCTACCTAAGGGTAAATCCAAACTACAATTCAGTTTCTCTAACTGGATGAAGGGTGACTTACCTGAAATAGAAATAGATTTCAACGAACAATATCTACAGTAAAGGAAAAATCAAAATGAGGATTACAATTCACAATAATAATCTGGAAGTTGTCGACCATCTTGATAACTCCATCCCAGGAAGTTTGAAGTTCTACAACGACACTCTAGAAATGTATTTGAAGGGTGATGCTGCTACTTTTGACTTCACTGTCGATAAATTTGTAAATGAAAAACTACAAGATAGATTACAATATCTGAAGGCTAACATGTATGTGTCTTTTGTATTTGAAGATAAAGATTTTCTTATGAGCGTTCGTAATATGACTCAGAATGATTATTCTATGACCTTCCAGTGCGAAAACGCAACAATGGAACTTCTCAATGAATATCCAAAAGAATTCAAACAAGACGAGAAGAAACCGATGTCTTACACAATCGAGGAATATCTTGATTTGTGTCAAGCCTTCACTAGAACTAAAATCCGAATTGGTATTAATCAACTTGCTGATGCTAAGAAAGTATTATCTATTTCTAGTTCAACTAATATCTATGGTACAATTCTAAACCTTGTTGAGACATTTGGCGGAGAGTGTCAAATTATCCCAAGAATGTTTGAAGATGGTCGAGGATTGAAGGATATTAGTATTAATATCTTTAAAGCTAAAACTAATACAGATTTATATTCTGGTATTGGTACAAACCGTGAAGATGTTATGTTGTACATGGATAGACAAGTAAAAGGTGTGTCTTACACTCATGACAGAACTAAACAATACACGGCTGTTAAGATTAAAGATAAAGATGGTAATTACTATCGTGCTAGAAAGAATTACATTGTTAAACATTCAGATGGTAAACATAATGAGTTCTACATGATGCGTAATTCCACAACAATGTATGCCCCTCTAGCAATGCTTGAGTATCCGTCTATGATTCACGCTAGTGAGTGTGATAACTGGACTGTACAAGAGATTAAGACTGATTTAGACGCTTCAGACCATGAAGGTCTTTATCAAGCTGGTCTTAAAGCATTGATGGAACATGCCTACGGTGTCAAGAAATACACAATTCAGTTGGATGGCGAAAAGATTCGTAAGAAGTATAGACTGACGGTAGGTGACGTTATCTATATTTCAGATAATAACTTCCTAAACGGTCTTTTACTTCGCGTTCGTGTTGAAAAGATTTCCACTTCCTTGTCTAAACCATTAACGTACAAGATTGAAGTATCCAATGTTGTCGAAATGGCAAGCCAACTATCGAGCTCCATGTTGGACAGGTATGCTCGTATGATTGAAGATGCTAAACCATATACAATGAGTGTCCTCACTTCGAACGGTATTGCGTTCAAGTCCCTCGATGATGAGACTCGTCTCTATCCTAGATTGTATAAAGGTGGCAAATTACAGAAAGAAGATACTGGTCGATATTTCACTTATGAGGTAAATGACCAAGTTATCGGTTCTGGAGATTATCTAGACATTAAGTCTAAAGACTACGCTGGACAAGAGAAGATTGTTGTTAAGGTTAAAGGCTGGGATAATGGCGAAGTCGTATTTCAAAATGACCTAACAATCTTTACTGTAAAAGACGGTAAGGATGCATATTCTCTAATTCCTTCAACCAGCAACGGTACTCAGTTTGTTAACGGGTATGGTATTTCTGCTGTAAGTTTGAAATTACTCAAAGGAACAGAACAACTTAATCTTGACGATTACGCAATTTCATGGAAAATGAAACACGGTAATGAAACAGGGTATAGTGACTTCTCTTCTACCAACAAACAAATCTCAGTATCCACAATAGACTTTGTTAAGACGGCTACATATTACGCAACAGTAACAACTAAAAAAGGCGCATTAATCGCAACAACCGAAGTTACATTCTCTAACGTACAAGACGGCGCCGCTGGTACACCTGGTGCTGTAGGTCGTGATGGTCGTCAAACATTTATCCATATTGCCTACGCCAATTCTGCGGATGGTCGTAAAGACTTTCATGTAAGTGATGGTACTAACAAGGAATATCTTGGTCAATATACCGACTTTGTACAAGCCGATAGTAATGACCCTACAAGATATACTTGGACAAAAATTAAAGGTGAGAAGGGTGACAAAGGTGACCGTGGTAATGATGGTATCGCTGGTAAGAATGGTGTAGGTCTTCGTACTACAGTTATCACTTATGGTATTTCAGACAATGAAAATACGCAACCTGCTAACTGGACTGCTCAACCGCCAACTCTTGTGAAGGGTAAATATCTTTGGACTAAAACTCAGTGGACATATACTGATAATACAAGCGAGATTGGATATCAGAAAACTTATATTCCACAGAATGGGTCTAATGGTACAGATGGTCTTCCAGGTAAAGATGGTGTTGGTATCATCAATACAACATTGCGATATTGTAAATCTAACAATGGTGTAAATAAACCTGAGGGTCGTATCGTAGCATCTTTCCCAGATGAGATTAGACCGTCTCGCACAATCATTGATAACTACGTTATGACTGGCAAATTTGTTCGTCTTGAGCAAGGTAAGACTTATATACTATCTGCTGAGACGAATGGTGTGTGGACTAATGTTCATAATCTCGAACAAAGTAGCAACAATGCTACTCTCTGGATTGTAAATCCTACTTTCTCAACTTGGGCAATTATCTCAGACTCGAATACTGGTACAGGTACAAAATACACTCACAATAAACCTACAGGTGATTACGAAATTCGTATTAATAGTTACCACAACGGTAATATCACTTGGATCAAGAATGTTGTGTTTGAGGATGGTACTTGGACACCTGATATTCCTGTTGTAAATCCAGGTGAGTTCCTATGGACTAGAACTACATGGTTCTATTCTGATGGGACTACAGAACAAGGATATTCAGTAGCTAAGATGGGCGAAACTGGCCCTAAAGGCGACCGTGGTGAACAAGGTCCTAAAGGATTAGATGGTCGTAACGGTAACGATGGGGCTCCTGGTCGCGATGGTAAACCTGGTAAGGATGGTGTCGGTATTCGACAAACAACCATTCGCTATGGCATATCTGAATCAGACAAGACCGAACCTACTGCTTGGACTGAACAACCTCCAACTCTTGTGAAAGAGAAATGGTTCTGGACTAAGACAAGTTGGTCTTATACCGACAATACAGTTGAGACTAGCCTTCAGAAAGTCTATATACCTCGTAATGGTAATGACGGTCTTAACGGTATTCCAGGTAAAGATGGTGTCGGTATTCGAAGTACAGTTGTGGATTACGCTGTCTCTAACGATGGTGTAAATCGACCTACTGGTGGTTGGTCTAGACAAGTACCAACTGAGAAACTAAATTTCACTTGGATGCGAATGACCTTGACTTACACTGATAATACATCAGAGTCTGTCTACACTGTGTCTAAGAATGGGCAAGACGGTAGACCAGGTCGTGATGGTATTAACGGTTTACAAGGTCCTAAAGGAGACCAAGGACTTCCAGGTCGTGATGGTGTGAATGGTGTTTCATCTTACACACATATTGCCTATGCTGATAATCAAAATGGTGATGGTTTTAGTCAGACTGATATCAACAAGCTTTATATTGGTATGTATGTTGACAACATCCAACAAGACTCAACCGATAAAAGAAAATATCGTTGGACTAAATGGCGTGGTCAGGATGGTCAAGCTGGGGTTCCTGGTAGACCTGGTGCTGATGGTAGAACACCTTATGTCCATTTCGCTTATGCTAATTCCGCAGATGGTCGTTCTGATTTTAGTTTAGTTAATACTAACAATAAATTCAGATACATTGGTCATTACACTGATTTCGAACCTGCTGATTCTAGAGACCCAAGTCGATATTCTTGGATTGATATGACTGGTGGGGTTGTTATTGGTGGCGATAACCTTATTAGAAATTCAGCATTTCCTAAGAATCTCAATGATTGGGGTTATTGGGAAATCGGACAACCTAATGGTAAATTAAGTGTAGCTAAACATGTATTCTATTACAACAACACAAGAGAAATGTTTTTATTGTCTAACGATACTAACGGCGGTATTCCTGCCGCAACTAGACGATTCCCTGTTAAACGTAATACAACGTATTCTCTTAATGTGTCAATGTTTGGTACAGGTAACCTTAAAAAAGTTGACGTTTACTTCTTGGGTCGTAAGATTGGAGAAACACAATCATATACAAAAGTCGTAAATGTTAAATCAATCAACGGTTCACCATCTACAACTCAAGTTGTAAGATTTGAAAACATATTCAATTCTGGTGAATGTGATGAAGGATTTATCCGTATCGATAATGCAGGTCGTACTGATAATGGTACGTCTCTGTTATTCTTCACCGAACTAGACGTCTATGAAGGAGCTACTCCTCGTGTATGGCAAGCATCGCCTTACGACCTAGCTGATACAATTGAGACTAAAGCCGATAGCACTTTGACCAATCAACAATTACAACTGCTTGCTGAGAATAATGCTAAAATGCGTGCAGAATTACAAGCTAAGGCTGCAGCAGATGAAGTACGAGCTTGGATTGCAGATTATAAGAACTATCTTAAATCTGCTGAGGCTAATCATGTTAAAGCTGAAAGCGACCTTGTAACTCAATCACAACGTATTGTTCAACTTCAAACGGCTTTAGGTGATATGGCAGCTAAGACAAGCTTTATCGATTCTTTCATTACACAATCTAACGAAGGTCTTACAATCGGTAAAACAGATGGGTCAAGTGCAATCATGTTCTCACCAGCAGGACGTATTTCTATGTTCTCTTCTGGTAAAGAAGTCATGTATATTGATAAAGGTATGTTGTATATTGACAATGGTACTTTTGTTAAAACTATTCAAGTAGGTCGTTATAGGACTGAACAATATTTCGCTGACTTGGATATGAACGTTATCCGATATGTCGGTGATATTAATATGGGAGGTAACTAATGTCAGAACATTGGAGTAATAACGACCGAGGGTATCGGTTGAAGTTATGGGTTGATATGACATATCAAGATAGCGAAAAACTTATTTCGTTATATAGATTAAGATTATTCTTAGTATCTGGTGGGTGGTCATTTGCTGGATATAATTGTACTGGTTATATTCAATTCGATGATAGACAAATTCCTTTTTCTTGTAGTGCTATCAACCCTAACAGTGAAATCACATTAATTGACCAAGTAGGGCATGGGTTATGGCATAATCAAGACGGTACTAAAACTGCTAAGGTCAGCGTAGTGTTTAATGGTCAAGGTGGATATTCTCCAAATCGATTGGAAATTACTCCTTTCGATTTGACACCACCTCCTATACCTCTTACGTCAAAATCTGTTGAAGAACGATATGAAGCATATTTTGGTCAACAGATAACAATCAATATCAAACGTCAAAAAGAGAGCTTCAAACACAAACTTCGTTTTGGATTTGGTAATATCTATCGTGATATTGTGTCTAATATTGACGCAAGTTATACTTGGACTGTTCCTACAGATATTATCAATCAAATCGGCCCAACTGCAACATCAGGTAATGGTGAGATTTACATTGATACTTACGATGGCGACAGAAAAGTTGGTACTACCAGTGTTCCACTTCTCTTAAAGGTTAATACAACTGGAGCATCAAATAAACCAACTTTCACTGATATAGAGTTAATTGAAACAAACCAGACTGTAAAAAATGTTTTGGGAACGCCTAATGTATTCTTGCAAATTCTATCAAACATACAATGTTCTTTTAAAGGAGTTGTTGGTAGTTTTGGTGCATCGGTTAATCGATATCATGCGGAAATTGTAGGTAAGAATTTGTCAGTGGATTCTGACAATGGTAAGTTTGGTTTAATGAACTTCGTTGGAGATATAACTATATCTGCTTATGTAATTGATGAACGTGGTATTAAATCTGATATAAAAACAAAAACTGTAAAAGTGTTACCATATTTCTCACCTACAATTCTATTTACAGCAGAACGTGTTGGACAGAATGCGTCTATAATCAATACAAGAACGACTTGTAAAGTAGCTAATCTGAACATCAACGGTAATCAGAAAAACAGCATTACTGTTCGATTTTCAACGTCCTCAGATGGTGGTCAAACGTTTACGCTTAATGGTGGTGATGCAGATTTTGCATCTAATCAAACAATGGAAGCTGTAAATAGACTTGCATCTTTACGAGGAGACTTTACACCTAAATCAACTTTTGTTATTCGTGCTACTATCTCTGACAAATTGTCACCACCTGTATCGTATGATTACCCAATAGGAACTGAAGAAGTTGCTATTTCGTATCATCGAGAAGGTGTCGGTATCGGTATGGTGCACAATAACAATAATTATCGAGTACAAGTGGCACCTGGTGATGTAAGTATTGAAGCTGGTGTTTATCGTATTAAAGATAAAGAAATCCAAAATCATCAAATTACAGAAGCTAATGGTACTTGTATTAAGTATAATTCTGGAGATGCCAACACCATCCTAAAGACAGGCTTTTACAATGTTAACGATTGTAGCAATATGCCAAATAACGACCGTCAATGGTGGTATCTTACGGTTATTGCAAATGCAGACACGTATGTTATGCAACAAGCAAACTCATTTTTCAATGACAAGATTTACACGAGACAAAAACGAGGTAATCAGTGGTCTAATTGGGTTGCATTACAACAAGAACCCACCTCTGTTAAGAAAGAAGCTGAATGGATTAGAATAAACGGCAATAATGGTTTATATTGTATGTATAAACTTATTGATAATGTCGTCCATTGCAAACTAATAGCAGACCCATTTACTGAAACTGGTAACTGTAATGTTAAATTCCCAGATGGATTCTGTAAGAATTTTATTGGTTCGCTTATGTTATCTGCCCCATATTTCACTACAGACCCAAGAGATCTAATTATGTTGCAGTTTAACCCCGATGGTCGTCTACACCTACTTGGTGCACAAAAAGGGAAAACGTTAAAATATATATTTTCATTTGCAATTTAGAAGGAGTGAGATTAGAATGAGAATACATACAAAATTTGCATTGGCTGGCCTCGTCGGCACAACTGCTATCGGATTGGCTAATATGAGCGAACATGCTGAGGCACGTACTCACAATGTCACTCCCGATAGTAGTGTTATTTTAAACAAAGATAATAACGTTGGGACAATTCATAAAGATATTTGTTCTGACGTTGTACAATTCCCTCTTGGAGGTAAGTAACATTGTTTTATCTACTCACATCGACACAGCCCCCAGCAGATGGATTGGGTAGACTCATAGGATATATCATCGACTTCTATAGCCATGGTATTGATGAACATCTTATGGTAGCTGCTACATTCTGGGTGATTTTTCTTGATATTAGTTTAGGATATATCAGAAGTTGGGCTCGTAAGGAATTCTCTTCCACAATAAGCAAAGAGGGTCTTGGTAGTCATGCTTTTATATTTGTGACTGTAGCGATTAGCTACCCTTTAGCTGTATTGGCTAATGTAACAACAGAAGCTGATATGTTTATTTATTATTTATTCTTTTCTTATGCTGCGTCCATTCTAAAAAATGGGGAAGCTATTGGTATTAAAATTCCATTTATTACCAAATACGTGTCGGATAGAGTAGACCCTCATAAGAACAAAGACGAAGACAAGGAGACTGAAAATAATGACAGTAAAACTTAAAGACGAAGTATATAACTTTTTGAAATGGTTCACAATTACAGCAATCCCAGCTCTTGGGTTCTTTGTATCAACTCTAGGCCATATTTACAATTGGGCCTCTACTGATACAACTACAGCCGTTATTGGTGCCGTAGGTATGCTACTTGCTAGCTTGCTTGGTCTATCTTCATACAACTACAACAAAGAAAACAAGGAGTAATCCATGTCTAAATTGATGACGTCCCTCAGACTTATTGATGGTGGCGATGTTATCAAAAGCGGAGACACTTCTTCAGAATTTACATTCGAAATCCTAGACGATGATGGGAACGTATTTCCTCTAACTGGAGAAGGTATTGTTACATTGTCTCAACTTGGTGAAATTAAATTCTCTAAGAATGTTAAAGTTGTTGACGGCGTTGTCACATTCGCTCTAGGGAAGAGTTTAGAATATGGTAAATATCTACTTGAGATTAAGGTAGATGGTCGTATCTTCCCTTCTAACAAATATAAAGTCAAAGTAGTACAATCTTCTTTCGGAGGGGATACTCTTATCCCTCCTGATGTATACGAGGAGAAACTACGCGTCATTGCTAACGACATTAAACAAGCAGGGTTAGTCGATAGCGGTGAAGATTACCTTAACATTTACAACCTTGCTAAGATTTAGGAGGACTCTATGTCAAATCTTTCAAATGCATTCTCAGCCGTAGGTGCTGATATTAAACGTATTGACGCTGCTCTTGTTCAAAAAGCTGACAAGACTGAAGTTGCTAGTCTACCAACAGGTATCACTCAAGAACAACTTAACACTGCAATTGCACAAGCTAAAGCAGACCTTATTGGTGGAGCTCCTGAAGAGCTTGATACTCTTAAAGAACTTGCTGATAAAATCAACGCTGGTGGTGGTAATGTTGATTCTGGTATTATTACTAAACTTACAGAGCTTGGCAATCGTATTACAGCTATTGAAACTGAAGACTTGACAGCAGCATATGTAGCAGCTAAGGGGTAATAATATATGAGCAATCTAGAGTTTGCTAAAGCTGTAGGTAAAGATATTAAAAAAGCCCAATCTGATATCATCAATAATAAATACGAACTGGTAAATCCATCTAATGGTGAACGATTTATCAGTCCTATTAGTTATTGGTATCCTGATTTCCAGAAAGCAACATCTAAGTGGAACCAAGCCATTACTATGTCTGACAAACTCGGATTTGTTATTATTAACCCTAATAGCGGGCCTGGTGACCAAAAAGATGGTATGTACGTCAAACAATCTATTCGAGCTAAAGCTGTAGGAGCCACTGTAATTGGATATGTTGCAACTGGATATGGTAAAATCGAGATTGACTCTATTATCAGTCAAATCAAACAATATCAAGAATGGTATACAATTGAAGGTGTGTTTCTAGATGAAACAATTAATGGATTCTCACAACAAGCTAGTCTTATTCCTAAATATATTGAGATAGGCAAACGTATCAAAGATGTTTACGGAAAAGACTTCATTGTTGTAGCTAATCCTGGTTCAAATATCGATGAATCGCTGTTGGATTCTGCTGATGTATTCATGAACTTTGAGTCTTCTGCTGATAATTATATTTCTCGTGAAGTCACACCTTCATATTGTTTATCACAACCTTATAACAAATTCTGGCATTGTATTTACAATGTTACAAAAGAAAATTACAAGGCTGTTCTTGATAAAGCTGATAAAGAGCATGTCGGACATTTATATCTTGTTGATAATCCAAGTTACGGTTCGCCTGCATCGCCTTGGTTACAAGATGCAATGCGTAATTGGGCTAATAAAAACGCCTCTCTTGCAAGAAGTGTTGAAGAATTAAAAACTTCATCATTATCTGTTAGCCAAGCGTATGGTTTGTTTCCAACATATAATAACTTTTTTCTACAAGTTATGGAGCAAAATAAATTTGCGGAAGACCCAATTGTAACTAAGTCGCAACTACCTACAAGTGAAATTAAGGCTTTAAAACAGAAGATCGAAGAGTTAGAGAGAACTATCTCTGAGATTAAACAAGCTATTCAAAAATAAATCCAAGGAGGCACTTAAATGAGTGTTCAACAATCTATTGTAAATTGGTTTGTAAACCATCGTGGTCTTGTTACATATTCAATGTACGGGTCTCGTAATGGTTCTGATGGTACTGGGGATTGCTCTGGTACTGTATCACAAGCCTTGAAAGAAGCTGGTATCGGTATTCAAGGTCTTCCTTCAACTGTGACTCTTGGTCAACAACTTGCAAATAACGGTTTCTATCGTGTAAGTCGTAATGAGGACTGGGAACCACTTATGGGTGATATTGTCCTTATGAGTTGGGGTGCTGATATGTCTTCATCTGGTGGTGCTGGTGGACACGTCGGTGTAATGCTTGATAGTGTTAACTTCATCTCTTGTGATTACTCAACACAAGGAGCACCTGGACAAGCCATCAATACTTATCCATGGGATAGCTATTATGGTTGGAACAAACCAGCTTATATTGAAGTATGGCGTTACGCTGACTCAGCTCCAGAAACAAACAATCAACCTAATACGGTTGTTAATCCGCAACAAGAGAAAGCATATTATGAAGCCAATGAAGTTAAATATATTAATGGTATTTGGCAAATTAAATGCGATTATCTTGCTCCAATTGGATTCGATTGGACTGAAAATGGGATCCCAGTCGATATGGTTAACTGGGTTGATGCTGATGGTAATGACCTTCCAGACGGAGAGTCTAAAGACTTTAAAGCTGGAATGTTCTTCTCATTCGCTGGTGATGAAACTAACATCGTTGATACCGAAGACGGTGGATACTATGGTGGATATTACTGGCGTCTATTCGAATTTGGTCAATTCGGTACAGTATGGCTCTCATGCTGGAACAAAGACGACCTCGTAAATTATTACGAATAAATAATTAGACTGCAAGCTTATTTGACCGCTTGTGGTCTTTTTTCAAGGAGGATTGTTATTTGGTAACAGTAGCAGAAGTAATTAATCGATTTGCAGATATGGCTAATCGTCATACTGGGGTCGATATTGATGGAGCCTATGGCATGCAGTGTGTAGACGTACCTAACGCACTAGCACAATGGTTCTTCGGTAAACGTATGCCTGGTAATGGTATTGATATGCTAGCCGCAGGTCGTGCTAATGGATGGGCTGTATTACCAGCATCACAATGTGCACCAGGTGACATCTTTTGTAAGTCAGAGCCTGGACATGGGTATGGGCATACAGGTCTTATCATTGCTCGTAATGGTAATAGTATTCGTTCTATTGACCAGAACTATGGTACTAATGGATACGGTGGGCCTTGTGTGTATGTAAATAGACAAATTGATGGGTCTTGGCTTGGTGTAACTAGACCTCCATATTCTGACGCAGGTCGTTCAAGTGGTGCGTCTGAAGGTGGAGAGAAGAAACCAGGATTTCCTGTTAGGGATATACATTATGGCGGACATACTTTCTCAGCAGACAATCAAAGAGCGTTACTTGAATGGTGTGTTAAACGTAACTTACTTCCTTCGGGTTGTATTTGTCAATTATATCTTGAATCTTGGTGGGGTGCGTCATATGTTGGTAGAACAGATAATAACTGGTCTGGTATGACAGGTGGCGCTCAAACTCGTCCTTCAGGTGTAGTTGTAACAACGGGTAGTGCTCGTCCTTCAAATGAAGGTGGTGTTTATATGCATTATGCAAACACTAACGACTTCTTCAATGACTGGACATATCTTATTGCAGGACACGGATATAACTGTGCTGGTAAGCAAGATATCAACTCATTCACAATGGGACTATTCACACAAGGTGGAGCAGCTTACAACTATGCAGCAGTAGGATATGCTGCGTATGCTCCTCAGATGACATCAATTCGAAATGGTGTAAATGGTGGTAATGGTGGATATCTTGATGCATTAGACCAAGCTTGGAAAGATGGTAGCATTGGCGAAGGATATGGTGGACAAGGAGAAGGCCCTAGTGAGCCTGAAGAAGAATATCCATGCTTTATGTTCAATGCTAAAGGATATCCTGAGTTGTATGAAGAAGGAACCTTGTTCTACTACAATGGTCAAATCAATGAAGTACAACCTATCCATAACCAAGAGGAAATCAAATATCTTAATGAAATCTATACAGATTCAACTGGTCGTAAGTTGAAAGATTATCGTTGGGATAAAGGTAAGGATGATGGTGTTAAGAACTTCTTCGGTATTGTCCATCCAGGAAGTCAAGTAGAAGCTATCAAGAAGAAAATCGATGAGATTATCGCAGAACTAGATGAGGCGGTGGATTAATATGGCAATGTCATTCTTTTTTAATGTAACAGGATATCCACAATGGTTTGAACCTGGGACATTATATTTCTACAATGGTGCAATCAACGAAGTACAACCAGTACATAATCAAGAAGAGATTAAATGGCTCGGTAATGTGTTTAAAGAAACAACTGGTCACGAGTTGAAAGATTATCGTTGGACTAATACCTTCCCTGTACACGTGCGTATTTTCTCTGTCTTAAACCCATCGAGTCAGTACGACAAGATACAGAAGGCTCTGGATGCAATACAGAAAAACTTACTAGCGGCGGTGGATTGACATGGGTATTAACTTCTTCTTTAACGTAAAGGGAGACCCTAAGAACTTCGAACCTGGAACCTTGTTTTTCTATAATGGTAACGACAATATTGTTCAACCTGTACATAATCTAGAAGAACTTAAATGGTTACAAGGGATTTATGAAGATTGTAATGGTAAGGGTCTTAAAACATATTGGTGGACTAACAATGCACCAGTACACATACGTATATTTGGTGTCTTACAACCTGGAACTACAGGTATGTATAGTAAAGAGATACAAGGTAAAATCGCTTATATGAAAGAGAAAGCTAAGGCTTATATCGATATATATGGCGACCCCACTCATTTTACACCAAAGATTGCAGTTCCTATTCGAGCGGATTGTACAAAGACTGCAGAGATTTTAGGTACTGCTGAAATTGACAAGACTTACCATATGACTAAAACTACAACTGTATGTGATTACCATTGGGGTGCAATTCAATACAATGGTCAAGTCGCATGGATTACAATCGGTGATATTACTGGGGAGACTTATGGTATCCTTGAGAAACGATATAATCACGATTGGTAGTATTCTAGGTGTGTTATTGTGAAAGGTAACACATTTTTATCCTCTCGCATAATAGAAAGAGAGGAATTTAAAAATGAATAAATTCAAGAACAAAGGGATGGGAATCATATACGGATTCGCTATTATACTGTTCCATGCTGTTGGGCATTGGTTAACAATACAATATAAATACGATGAAAGTTTTCACCAATTTGTAATTAATCTCAAGAATGCGATATTTAGCTATTTTAATAGCAATATCCCTCTTGAAGTTACAATTGGGATTTCAGGATTCATGTTTATAATGATGATAATCAGCTCATTCTGGAAGTATAGCGAATAAGGGATTTACAAGTCCCTTCTTTTTTTTTCTATTGGTATAATAGAAAGAGAGGAATTTAAAAATGAAAAAATATGTAAATGTAAAAGGCATGGTTATTGGACTTATTGTTGTGGCTATTTATGTAGCAACATATACTGTTATTATGCATAACACAGAAGCGATTTTTATTCATATGGCTTTACGTCGTATGGAGATGGTTAATCCTAGTGCTTGGACGTTGTTTGTATACAACACAAAAGTTGTAGGACTTAACTTCTTCACAGATGTGAAAGTGGGATGGAGTATTATCGCACTCGTGTTCATGTATATTTCAACATATATTGTTACATGTGGTAAAAACTAACATAAAAGGCTAACTGCCTTTTTTTTTTACCTCTAATATAATAGAAAGAGAAAGGAGAACAAATTATGAATATTATTATTGGGCTGGCTTTAATCATCCTAGGGATTAAATATCTAAATAAAGGATGAGATTAGGGCTACGGCCCTATTTTTTTTACCTCTAATATAATAGAAAGAGAGGAATATAACTATGAAAAAATTACTTGGATATTCTGATGAAACTCAGAAACGAATTGACGATGCGTGCGACGCGGGATTGAATTTCCTTAAATGGATTTTCACAATGCTCGTGTTATTATGCATTGCAGGTATGGTTGTGTTAGCTGAAATTATCATGAAACTTGTAGAAGTGATTTTCTAGTAAACTCTTGAGGGCTCACTGCCCTCTTTTTTTTCTGGGTATATAATAGAGGTAACACTCTAAAATAAAAAATTATAGGAGGACATTGTTATGTCTAAGAAAAACAAAAAAGTTAAAGAAGTAGAAGAAGTTGTAGAAGAAGTTGAAACTGAGGTTGTTGAAACTGAACAAGTTGAACAACAAGCTGCTGAAACTGAAGAAGTAAAAACTGAACTTGCTAAAGTAGAAAAGAAGACTGAAGATAAAGTTGAAGTTGTGGAAAAGACAAAGAAATTTGATCCATTCCATAAAATCAAAGAAAATCCTAAGAAAGCTTTAGCTACAGCGGTTAAAGGTATTGCTATCTTTGGGGCAGGCGTGCTTGCTGGTAAAACTCTGTTTGGTGGAAACGATCCAGTACAACCTGATACGATCGAAGATGCTGAATTCAAGGAAGTTGTTGACGAAGATGTAGATGTTAATACTTCAGAAATTGAAGAATAAGAATGTTACACATAAAGAACCTTCGGGTTCTTTTTTTTTTTGAAAGGATAAATTAAAATGGGAATGATATTGCCCTCAAAACTAAACAATCAAATTTGTAGGATTTTGTACAAACGTACAATGGAATATGTCGAAAATATTGAAGCAGGATTCACATATCCTGACGAAGACGAGTTGTATGAGTATATGGACGAGTATGGATTGTCTGTAAATCCTATCTCTCTAATCAATACTTTATGCAAGCCTGATGAAGTAGACTTGTTAATGCAAAATTTTCAAATTGTATTGTATTTTATGCCACATATTGAACGTCAATGCTTAGACGTATTGGATAAGCGTAACGAACAATGGGATAAGGAGTACTACAAGAAATGACATTAAAAGACCAGCTAATTGTAAAACCCGTATTATGCGGAAACTATATTGTTTCTGAAGAAGTAATACAACGAAATGAAGACCTAAATCTTATCGTAAACATTGATAAGAATAACTCAGAAGAACCATCTTTAGTAAAAGACTATATTTATGAAACCAACGACATGGTATATTGCTATACAGGAATATGGCAACGTTTACCACACAAACGCTTTGTCTTAATTTTCCGCCCGTATTATAGAAAGGAAGGTAAATAAATATGAAAGATTTACTAAATAAAGTTAAAACTAAATTCGAAGATGTAATGTTTGTTGAGGTACCATTGAGTGCTGAAGAACGCATTAAGAAAATTGACGAAAAGACACTGAGTCGTATTGCTGATAAAGCAGACGAGGTGCTTGTTGTTAAAGCTAACTCTAAAGAAGAGTTCGAAGAACAGGTTAATGAGCTATTGAAGATTCGAAAAGCTTTCAACTCTTACAGTGAAGTAACTGTAGAAGAAGAAAAGCCTACGAAACAAATTAGCGAAGGAGCTTGGAAATTCTGGGCTACTGTAGTAGGAAGTGTAACATCAGGCGCTGTAGTCATTTACAGCACATTGTACTCTGACGAAGGCAATTTTATTAATGACTTCACCCGCAAGGTGATCAATAAACGCATCGACGGAGACAAGTTCTAGTTTTATTAGTGGAGAGTTTTACAACTCTTCCTTTTTTTTTTTGGAGGATTTTTATGCGTGTTTATATTACTGTGCGTGAGCACGAGTTTCATGAAGACGGATATATTGTAGATAAAGTATTTACAGATTATAAAGAAGCACAAGAGTCACTTCTACAACAAGGATATCGTATCCTTAACGAAGAAGATGAATTATATTTAAACGAGGGGAGAAAAGATGGATACCAATATGCACGTATCTATCATAGAACTTTATGAGACGATTTGAAATTGATGGAACACTCTATCAATATACAATGTTCGCCAATGGGCACACGTTCCGAATTGAGATTGATGATTTATTTGATGACCCACAAGCTGACGCTTTTAACCTAGGGTTAATTCAAAACGACTTCGTTATCCATTTTCGTGATATTTTGGAGAATGTTGATTTTATTGGTAAAGTAACAGATGTAGACCAGCAAATTATTGACAATGGATTTGCTGATAGTAAATTTACAATTGAAGGAGATGTATTATGAATAGCTATATTCCTAGCAACAAGATTGAAATGTTGCCTGAGAATTTCTTGTTGATCAATGATAAATATATCGTTGGTGGTTTTCTTATGCAAAAGAAAGAGAATTGGACTTATATGTTTAAACCATTCTCTGGTTTGCCAGTCGATGAAGAGAAAGATTGTGTGAATGATATTGCAGTCTATCTTAGTAGTAAACTTAAGAAAATCACTAACAATGTATACGCCACGTATTCGTATTTCAACCACGATGAAGACCGATGGATTATTCAGTTCGATTTGGTCAAACAAGCAAAATAATTTCCACTTGTATAATAGAGATGGTTATGTCTAAGATTGTAAGCTCAGAGGTAGAGCGACAGATTTAATGCGGACGGTGGGTTCGAGTCCCATCACAATCTAGACGCTACCGTCTCTAATTTTTTTTCAGGAGGTACCCAATGGGTAAAGACTACGACAAAATTGAACCTAGTCCAGAAGAGACTAAAGTTCAAGAACCAGCGGAAACTCAGGAAACTGTTGAGGTTACTGAGAAGGTAGAAGTAAGGGAAGTTAAACCAGTCCCTATCAAGAAGAAATCATTGTTCAAACGAGCAGTGATTGCCCTAACACCAGAAGGAGGATTTAAACAACTCGCACACGACACGTTTATTAATTCCATTATCCCTGCATCTAAAGATATGCTCTATAATGCAAGTCAAGGTGCGTTGAACGCTATTATTTACGGAGGTCGTAACAATGGCGGTAACTGGATTAATGCTGCGGGTCGAGGCGCAGTAGCAGGTGCTCGTACAGGTTTACAACAACACGCAAATCGTGTTCCTTATAATCAAATGGGGAACACACGTCAGCGTCAACAACCAGCACCTGTGCCACGTCATGAGTATACGCAAATTGAACACTATACTCAAGCCGATGCAGAATACGTATTAGCCACAATGCGTCAATATATTGTTGACCAAGGCTATGTATCTGTAGGTGATTATTATTCAATCTCAGGTGCAGACCAAACAGGTATTTCTGTATCGTATACCGACAATACTGTAGGTTGGGTTGACCTTAAAGGAGCCCGCACTGTACGTAATCCTAATGGATATTATGTCATCACACTTCCACCAATCACAAACGTTTAGAAAGGATATTGTTATGTTTAAGAATTGGAATAAAAAGAAAATTATGAAAGTCGCTAAAGTTATTTGTTTTGGTATCGTCCCATATTTGGTTGACGTAGCAAAAGAATATCTTCACAAACAAGCTGGGTTCAAGAACCTCATTGTTGAAATGCCAAAATAAGAAAGGATCTAAATTATTATGAAATTCAAAGTACCAGTAAAAGTAAATCGTATGTATCATGGAGTATTGCGTTGGGGACGTCGTAACAGTCCTTATATTTGTACAGGTGTAGGACTTATCGGTCTAGGCGCATCTGCATATATGTTGTATCAAGCTCGTCCTGCAATTGAAGCAGGTGTTGAAGAACTCGAACGTGCTAAAGCGGGAGAAGAAGGAGCTTCTACAGCTAACGGTGTTAAAACTATTGCTAAAGCTGTAACAGGCCCAGTATTGGGAGCTACAGCATCAAGTCTTTTGATCCTTAACGGACAACGTATCTTATCGCAACGTCTTGCAGCTGCAACACTCGCTTACAACACACTCTCAAGCAAGCTTGACAAATACAAAGAATGGTTAAAAGAAAACCATCCAGAAATGGTAACACAAATCACACAAGAACTTGAACGCGTGCCTGAAAACAAAGATGAAGCTAAGAAAAAGAAACCAGTACTCGTGGATACAATCAAGAAACCTAGCCTTGTATCCGAAGCAGGATTCTTCGTTGAAGCAAGCCCATTGTTGAGCGACTTGCGTGAAGGCGGAGAATACGATTATGGTATTCTTGAATCAGCAGTAATGCGTGTATTGAACGATGGTAATCCTGAAGCTCGAGACAGTGATACATTGGCTGAACGTGTTGGTATTTATCGTGCTGAAAATGAACAAGGATACGTAACATTGCGTGATGTATTCCTTGCATTCGGTATTCCAAAAGAATCACTTGCATCTCATCGTGATGCCGCACCAGTAGACTATCGTCGTGCACGTGACATGGTATGGTCTGCGGGTAGTGCGTCTGGTTCATTCGACTGTCGTGTTGAGGTTGTACCAGTGACTGTAGAAGAAGACGGTGTTGTATTCAAGAAAGACCGTTTCTTCGTATCATTCGCTCGTGCACCACACTACGATTACTACGCAACTAAAGGATAATAAACCTTATATTAGACAGTAAAGCTGTTGTCGTGCTGCTAACAGGCGATGTTAAACAACGACAAGCACTGATATAAGAAGAGGCCTCATGTCGTGAGATTCGGGCTTTAGAAAGGATAACACAATGAACAAAAAATCATTACTAGCAATTATTGGATTGGGTGCAGTTTCTACTACTGCCCTAATCTATAATTATTTACAATGGAAATCTAACAAGGAGTTAGAAGAACAACTAGACGTTTTGAATGAAAAACTCGTAGAGCTTAACAATGCTCTTGACAAATATACAAATGTCGAAGTTATGGAAGTAAAACTAGAAGTAGAAGAAGAGCAACCTAAAAAATCCAAGGTTGATCCTTTATATCAACCGCAAGTTACTGGCCCAGCTCCAGTAGAACAGGTTGAAGAAGTGAAGACCATTGTAAACGATGTCAATAAACAAACTGAGAAACGTGATGAGTTTCTACAACAGTTTGAAGTTAATCAACGTGAAGAAAAGATTATTGAGGTAGATGATATGAAAATTGATGCGAATAGCCCTCAAGCATTTTCTATTTACAAAGATAGTATCTTAGCTAGTGTTGTTGAAGAGGCTAGTCGTGTTGATGCAGACCAATATCGTGAATGGACTCGTGATTTTTATAATCTAGGTTATTACGACACTGCCAATATCTCTACACAAGATATTATCAAGCAAATGTACGAAATGTTCGATTATCCAATCGACCCTGACTTGTGGTACGATGACGATGAACAATTCCGCTTGAAGATGCTTGAACAACTTGAAAACTTCTTTGGAACTGGAACAGTGTATAGCGATTTTGTTACTTACGGTAACTTCATTGCTAATACTGTTGATTTCCTTGCACAAGAATATGACGAAATTAGTAAACTTGAAATTGCTGCTATCATGCTACAACAGCTTGATGTGTTTGACCCAGACACAAATGCGAGTATGATCTTTGACCGTATTAAAGACGCGTTCAATCACAACTTGCGTACTGGATATGGGTATGGCGTCCTAGCAATCAACGAAGATAATATTGGTTGGTTTGTAATGGACGACGCCAAGAATGCTATCCGAAACGAAATCAATGATTTCAACAATTATCTATATGATAATATGGATGAGGTATAGTTATGGCTACACCAGGACCAGAAGGAGTCTATGCTATGAGAGTTTATTTTGTTAATGGAGATTGGACTCCGTTACATTTAAACTCTGTAGAATATATGAATTTCCGCAAAGCAGCTAATGATGGGAGCACATGTTATTACGGTGATGGTAAGATGATATTCCTTGACAAGATTACTCATATCGAAATGTAAGGAGAACAATGAATTACCCTAACAAAAATGAAGTAGGGTTTGTTCCAGAATTTATAGAAATTGTAGTTGGAGAAACTAAGAAAAATAAGTATGTTGTATATCCTGACTTCAACTTTATTAAAGACGATGATATAGTTATTAAGGGTGGAACCGTCATAGGATGGTGGAATGATAAAAAATGGACACTAGGTTATAAAGGATTGTTTGAATATATTGATGAACTTATTTTCAATTATACATCAACAATGCAATCTCTAAACCCTGGTATTGATATAACTCCACACCTAATGCAACGTCATTCATCAGGTGCTATGAAACGCTTTGACGACTTCGTTAACCGTTTTAAATCCGAAGATGATAAGACGTTTAACAACAACATATTCTTTCTCTCTGACGAAGTTAAGAAAGAAGATTATTCAACTTACAAACTACCTTATGACCCAACAGAAGGTAAGACAGAAGCATTTAGTGAACTCTTTAATGTCTTGTATGACAAGGAAGAACTAGATAAGATATTGTGGGCTATGGGCGCACTACTGACAGGGAGTATGCCTGATATCCACAAATTCTTATTCATCTACGGGCCAAAAGGTTCGGGTAAATCTACAATCCTTAAGGTGCTGGAGCTCATTATTGGAGAATACCAGGCACCTATCGATTTACGTAGCTTTACAAGCTCTTCTGAGTTTGCAACAGCAGATGTTAAAGAGGTTCCAGTCCTTATGGATACCGATAGTGATTTAAGTAAGATTACAAATGAACAGAACTTGTTGAAACTTACAGCACATGAACCAGTGATTATTCGTAAGCTTTACAAACAAGGCTATCCTGTTATCTTTAATGGTCTACTTATCACAGCCTCTAACGAACGATTTAAATTACATAATGCCGACTCAGGTATTACTCGTCGTGCTCTTGTTGTATCACCTACAAGAAATAAAGTAGATTATACACGATACAAACAACTCATGAACTCTATTAAATTTGAAGTACCACAAATTGCGCAATTGTGTATTGATAAGTTTAATGACATGGGTGCAGACTACTACGCAGAAGATGTGGATACTAATATCATCGAGTACTCTGATAAAGTATTTAAATTCTTGCGTGAGTATTACGAGGAGTTAGAACACGGTGTTAGCTTTAAACAAGCAGCATCTATGTTCGAGTCGTTCTTGGAAGATATTGGTTGGAACACAACTGGTGTCAAACGTAAGTTGGAATCTGACTTAACTTTATATTTCAATAAGTTTGAGGACAAACATGAAATGCCAGACGGATCTATTGTCCGTAACTGGTATAGTGATTTAAACCGAGAAAAAGTATTCCCTGAATTGTTGAAAGAAAAACATCAAAAAGCTAGGGAAGAAAAGAAAGAACAACCAGTTATTGAGTTAACTGAACACACAAAGGAGGACAACGTGTTTGATGTAGAATATCACGATGTACCTGCACAATACGCTACAGAAGATGGTAGTAGACCTATGAGAAAATGGGACAATTGCACAACAACATTAAGTGATTTAGACCCAACTAAATTACACTTTGTAAGAGTCCCATATAATCATATTGTTATTGATTTTGATTTGAAGAACGACAAGGGTGAAAAAGACCTAGCTATGAACTTGGCTAAAGCATCTCTATATCCTAAGACTTATACCGAGGTATCTAAGTCTGGAGGAGGGATCCATCTTCATTATATCTATGATGGTAATGTTGAGGATTTAGCTAATGAGGTTGAACCTGGAATTGAGATTAAGAAATTTACAGGACACTCATGTCTTCGTCGTAAATATACCAAATCTAACAACCAATTTATCGCTCATATTTCTTCTGGTCTTCCTTTAAGAAAGGATGAGAAAGTGTTTAAAGATGTAGAGGATATTGTATGGACTAGTGCAAGCCTGCGAGCGTTCATTGAAAAATGTTTAAACAAAGAACATCATGGTGCTACAAAACCTGAAGTTGATTTTATTGCTAAAAATATGAAAATTGCAGAAGAGCAAGGTCTTAAATACGACTTGTCTGACATGAAGTACAAGGTTAAAGATTTTGCTATGAACAGCAAAAATCAAAAAGACAATGCTTACAAAGTATGGGCGTCTATCAACTGGAAGACTATCGAGGAAGAACCAGTAACACAATCTAAATCGTTATTCGTTCCAGAAGAAGATATTTACTTCTATGACTTGGAAGTATATCCTAACTTGAACATTCTTTGTTTCAAGAGATACGATGGAACGTTGTCTGAAGACCCTAAGATTGCACACAAACAATTGTTTGACTCTATTCCAGAAGAAGTCTGGGAGAAGGGTGAGTCTTGGACAAGCCCAGATAACAATATGGGAGTATGGTATAACCCAACACCAGCAATGTGTGCGTCTATCATGAATAAAGCTCGTGTAGGATTTAACAACCTTAACTACGATGCTCATATTTTCTATGACATGTATTGTGGTAAGAAACCTATCGAGATCTTTAATCAGTCTCAAATGATTATTGATGGGCCACGAGCTAAGAACCCAGGTAAGCGTGGGCCTGCATATTCTATTGACTATGCCGATATCTACGAGTTCCATGATATTAAGATGAGTCTTAAGAAGTGGGAAATCAAGACTGGATATCCTCACGATGAGTTTGAATTCCCTTGGGACAAACCTCTTGCAAAAGAACATTGGGGTCGTGCTGGTAAGTATTGTATGAATGACGTAGGTGCGACTGAGTTCTTGTGGAAATACCATTTAACACAAGACGCATTCACAGCTCGTAAGATTCTATGTACAATTACAGGCATGCCTCCAATCAATAAAACTCAAACCTTGGGTGAACGTTTCTTATTTGGTAATGACCGTTCTCCTCAAGACAAGTTTAATTGGTACGACTTGGCTAAGGAATTCCCAGGATACAAATACGACAAGTTTGGCAATCCTAAATCAACATATATGGGTGAAGCTACATCTGAAGGTGGATATGTATATGCTGACCCAGGAGTGTATGAAAATGTTGTAGTATTGGATATTGCATCTATGCACCCGCATAGCCTTATCGCAATGAACTACTTCGGCCCTTATACTCCTAAGTTTGAAGGTATTGTTAAACTACGTATGGGCATTAAGACTGGTCATATTGATGAAGCTCTTAAAGCATTTGATGCTATTGATAAGAACTTCTCAGAACAACTTAAACCATATTTGGAGAATGCTGCTGAAGCTAAAGGTCTTGCTCATGCTCTTAAAATCATTATCAACATGATTTACGGTATGACATCTGCACCATACCCTAACGCGTTCAAAGACCCTCGTAATATTGACAACTGTATTGCTAAACGTGGTGCTTTGTTTATGGTACAACTTAAACACGAAGTACAAGCTAAAGGATACAAGGTTGTTCATATTAAGACCGACTCAATCAAGATCGCTAATGGTGACCAAGCTATTATTGATTATTGTATGCAACGAGCTCGTGAGTACAAGTATGAGTTCGAACATGAACATACATATTCTCGTATGGCTTTGGTTAACGATGCTGTCCTTATTGCTCAGATTGCATTCCCTGAGAAACAAAAAGGTAAATGGGAGGCAGTTGGTACTCAATTCGCAGTACCTTATGTCAAGAAGACATTGTTTACTCATGAAGAAATCAAACCAGAAGAATTCGCTATGCTTAAACAAGCCAATGGTGGTTCTATCTTTATTGGTAACAAGTTCGTAGGTAAGAATGCTTATATCTATCCATCTCGTACTGGTGGAGAGGCTATTGTTAAACGCCCTACAGATATTACACAATCTATCAAGTTGCGTTATGACAAACCTATTGAGAGCTATTTACCTAAACGTGATCAAGTCGGAACACCTCAAGAGATTGAACAACGTCGTATTGATCGTATTGCTAGAGAAGTTAAGGTTGAACCTGAAGTTGTACAAGAGGTTGTTGACTCTAACTTTGATAAGTATATTATCGACAAACCATCAGCTCTTACAGGATGTTCTGGATACAAATGGAAGCTCTGGGATGAGTTCAAAGATATTGAAGATGTTGACATGATGTATTACAACGACTTACGTGCTAAAGCAGTTGATGCTATTTACGCAGTAGGTGATGGTAATATCATGTTTGCAGGAACCATGTTTGAAAGGAAGAACAATGAAGAAATGGTTGTTTAACTTTCTAGAGAGGATTAGGTCTCCTATCCTTTATCTAGTTACAGTAAACCAGGCACAAGCTGGTGATGATGAAAACACAATGGGTATTAAAGTATTCCAACTTGCAATGCCTAAACGAAGTTTAAAAAGATTAACACAAGCGTATGAACTTTCACCTTTACAACAACCTTTCATTGTTCTGGATTTAGACGATAAAAGTAAGATTAGTATTAATGTGAATGCTGTACGCGAAATCTCTGCGATACCTTGTAAAGATGAGGACGAACTTAAAGAGTTTGTTAAATCATCTGAGTTTACGTACAACAAGATTTGGATTGGTATGCGTGAGGTGATTGTTGATGGATGATAAAGATATTGTTCGTTTAATTAACATTATGAAGCCTCACATTGAATCTAAACGTAATCGAGCACATGTTGATATGGACGAACTACTATCGTTAAAGATGGTTGGTATGTCTGATGCTAAATGTGCAGAGTATTTCAATGTCAGTCCAAGCACTATATATCGCAGAGTACAACAATTAAAGAAAGAAGGTAAACTATGATTTTATCTCATAGATATCTGTATAATATTCCAGATAAACTACACCCGCGACCGTTTAATGAGTTATATAATGTGGTCTCAGATTATAGGACTTTTATCCATATTTGTAGAAACAAGGCAGATATGTCAAAAGTAGAATTCAACTATCAACAACCACTACACACACAAGAAACTGTTGTGGAAGATGCTTGTAGGTTTGAGCTCGGAGCTAGCGACAAACGCTTATATCTATTCCAAGGATATTTCAAGATTGATGATTATATTCGACAAAAGATTAAAGATACTGGTGGAGAATTCCATGTAGAAATCGAATGTATTGATGTGGAAGACAGTCACAAATCTGTATTGTTCCGTGGAGATGATAACTACGTCTTGTATGCATCTACAACTTCAAGACCTACAAACAAAGAGAAAGTATATATTGATTCGACTAAAACGTCTGGGGGTTCGTTCGTTAAAGTCAAGTATTCTTCTGGATATTATTACGAGGAGATTATTCCATGATAATCAAAGAGCTCCAGCCTATGCGACGTATCATCCAAGGAGGAGGTAAACGTATATTAGGCGAACGATGCAAAAGGGAGCGAGACTTATTTGGTAACACAAACTGGATTAACAACAAGTATGGAAATGATAAAACTGGCGCTATAAAAAATTGGAATAGAGATACCAACGGATTTAAAACCATTATGGACTGTGAGTATTATCCAACATATGGATTATCTGTTGATGATATTACATACTATATACATGCTTGTGAGGGAGACCTTGAGGTAATCCTACGCAATCCTAACTTGTTAGATGGTAAGAGTCATAATATATTCAACAAGACTGTTCGATATCTACAAGAGTTACCTATATCTCGTTGTGCAAACTATTTGTACAATCACCCTGAACTTCTAGGTTCATTTCTATATGACCCAAATACAAACACATTCATGTCGAAAATGTCTGATTATGAAATTAGACGTGACATGTATTCACAATTAGTAAAACATAAATATGGACGCTATGTCAACAATCACAAGAAACTCGACACGGCATTACTAGCAAACTCGTGGGGTGAGGATAGAGTCCCTGAAGACTCTCCTTACAACCACAACAGAAAGAAAGGAAAATAACACCATGGCACTTACAATCAACAACAACCGTATTTCATTCCCTAACTCACGTCTTCGTTTTCGTAATTTCTCAGGTCTTAACCGTGATGGATTTGCAGATAAACGTACATTCTGTGTAGATATTATTGACGAAGACTTGGTTCAAGATCTTATTGATTACGGATTTAACGTTAAAGTAACACAACCTATGGACGCTGCTCGTTATAACGAACGTGCACTACAAAATGAATGGACTGAACCATACGACCAGTATGTTGCAAACTTTGTACCTACACATTATATTCAAGTTAAAGCAACAAACAAAGCTGGTGAACCAATTAAAGACTTTGTTAAAATCTACAACATTGATGATGCTACAGGCAATGCTGTTCGTATTGATAACTCAGACCAAGCATCTCTTGCAAGCCTTGACACATTGTTCTACAAACATGCTGATGTTGTAGCGTCTGTATACGAATGGCACTATCAAGGCAAATCAGGGTTCAACTTGTATTTGAATGCAATCTACTTCCACACAGAACCATATTCAGGCGGTGGAGATGAGTTCTATCAAAAATACGTACTTGGTCAAGATACTGCCGATGAACCAGAACTACCATTTGACTAATGCCTTTAGAATCATATCTAGAACGTAGAGTATGTGCAGTCATACGGAAATGGGACGACCATATTTGGGTGCAAAAGAATGACCCGAATATTATACAAGGATTCCCAGACCGTGTTGTATTCTACAAAGGTAAGGTCGCATTTCTTGAATTTAAAAAGGATAGTAAGGCACCAGCAAGACCTAATCAAGAATGGTATATTAAGACTCTAAATGAGGAGTTTGGTTTTGCTAGGTTTATATATCCTGAAAACGAGATAGAAGTTCTTGAAGCATTAAAAGAGTTTCTATTCTAATCCGACGGGCCATGTCGAGAGATTCGCCCATTAGAGAGGAGAACTATGGACGATTTTTATAAGTATGAAAGATTGATGATTTCGTTCGGGTTTGTTTGGTCTGAGGCTGATAATCTATTTATCAAGGAAGATGATAATTATATTCCTGAAGTCACAGTAGAACAAGCTAAAGATATATACAAGGTTATCTATGACGATTAAATTTGGGGAAATCGAATTATACGAAGACCAAGAAATAGCTTTAAACAAACTATCAAGCGGTAATGTCCTTGTAGGTGGAGTTGGTTCGGGGAAGACATTTGTGTCTATATTCTGGTATTTAAAGAACTATCCAGATAGACCATTGTTGGTAATTACAACTCCGTCTGCGCGTGATATGGTTAAGAAGGGTCATACAAAACCAGACTGGCATGAGTCTATTGAGGCTTGTGGTATTAGTGAAGATAGGTATATGGTTGATAGCTGGAATAATATTGAGAAGTACAAGAAGGTGAAAGACGCTTGTATTATCTTTGATGAACAACGAGCTATCGGGTATGGTAAGTGGGCTAGAACGTTCATACATTTAGCAAGGTTTAATAACAACGCTTGGATAATGACAAGTGCAACTCCAGGAGATATTTGGATGGATTATGTTCCTCTGTTTTGTGCTAATGGATTTTATAAACACAAGACTGACTTCTGTAACCAACATGTTATTTGGAATCCACATGTGAAGTTCCCTGCAGTACAACGATATGTTGGTACTGGTAGACTGAATGCTCTACGTGAACAAATCCTTGTTAAGATGGACGATAAACGTAAGACAGTAAGACACAAGTCTGTTAAGCATGCATATTACAACGTGGATAAGTATAACCTGATTGTCAAAGAACGATTTAATTATGACACAGGTATGCCTATTCAGAACGCATCGGAATTCACACATTGTCTAAGACGTGTTGTTAATACAAGCCCAACTCGTGCTATATTGTTGTTAGAACTAACTGAAAGATATGATAGAATTATTGTGTTCTACAACTACACTTACGAGTATGAGATGATTGTTGAACAAGCAGAGAAGATAGGTATGAAATGGGCTGCTTGGAATAGAATGAAGCATGAGAATGTCCCTACAGGAGACAAATGGTGGTATATTGTCCAGTACAATGCTGCTGAGGCTTGGAACTGTATTACAACTAATTGTATGGTGTTCTGGTCTTTAAACTCGTCTTACCGCAAGATGGAACAAGCTGAAGGTCGCATAGACCGTCTAAACACTTCGTATAAAGATTTATATTACTATTACTTCTTGTCTGATGCTGTTATCGATAAACGTATCATGGTGGCGATTGAGAACAAGAAAGCATTCAATAACTCAGCCTTTGCTAAGAAGTATTATGGGCTTGAGTTTACTAAGGAGAAATTAAATGAAACTAAAACTAACTAACTATGCATGGGATATCGAAACAAAAGATAAAAAAGACATTCAAATGTCAAGTATTGTGGATTTGGATTCAATCCTCATGTTCATTCCTAAGTATGCACTTGGGTTTGGATATCGTAAACCTGTTCTTGCTAACGATGGTAGCGATTTAAATGACCCAACTCCAGCAGGAGCTCGTGGTGCACGTGGAGGAATTATGAACCTCTACGATACAGCATTTTCTGGATACGCTGCTCTACCTGTAGGTTACATTGCTGTAATGAAGAATGGTAACTACGTTCCATTTACAGACTTTGAAACACCTTATAACAGTGACAAATGGTCTGTGTATGATAACCTTTCTCTAGAAGATACTAAGAAATGGATGGAACTACAAAAAGAACAAACACATATTGACCACTCAGTGTTGGACTCTATCACAGATAGTATTGACCTGGAAACTAAATACTACGCGATGTATCAAAAACCATACACGCAAAGTGTTGTTGAAGTACTTGATATGGGACTTGATCATATTCAACGCAAGATTAACGATTTACAAGACGAATTCCTAATCCTTGTTAAAACCGATGAACCAGCTCAGCACGATAATGCTCGTAAGACATTTAAATATCTAGCTAACTTTAACACAATCATCAATGTTACACGTGCATCTACATACCAACCAGACTACACCACTAGTACAAACCAAATCGAACAACCTTATATTCCTGGATTTGTATTTGATTACACTTGTGATAGTGACGTTATGAAAGCTTTGCAACGCATTACAGGACAATCTGTATCTCAAGGAGCTGATAATATGAGTCTTGATGGTAAAGAATTCTCTGAAGTAACATTCCCTGCACCATATTTCACTTACAATAAATCTAGTGACATTGTTGAATATCGTGCTGGTAATCTATTCCATAATGCTGCTGAATACTACAAACATTTCACTAACCGTTTTAAATATTAAGGAGTTATTATGACTGCTACATTTAATAAAGATGATTTTACATTGGTTATTGGTTATGCTGAGGCGATGTATATTAAAAACTACGGTTTCGATGAAGTTGACTTGAATGGTTGTCTTAATGCTGCTCAGTTCATCAAGAACAGCGAAGGATATGAACCTATGCTAATGGAACGCTGGGTTAAACAAGACAACGGAGAAATCAACTTCCGTATGGTAAATGCACCTATTATCCTTGATGGCGTTTATGACGCTAACAAGACAATCTCTGGTACGCTCAAGATTAAAGAAGGCTCAGGTAAGACATTCGGTACTTGGCGTGATACCATTGTGGAAGAAATGAAGACTGTTATTGAAAAGGTTGCCGAAGAAAACCGTCGTGTTACTATCAATCTTAAGAAAGATACAGATGGTAAATACTATATTTATAGCACTGGCTGGGAAGTTGGTGTTATGAATACAACAGAAACACTAGCTACTCCTATGGAGGCTGACCCAAATCAACACAACTATTCACTACAGAGAGGATATTAAATGGAATGGAATGACCACTGGCGATTAGAAGGACGCCATGCGACACTTAGCCCATCGGGGTATCATTGGTTGAATTATGACCCTGATAAGATGCGTCGTGTAACTTGGAATAATTATTCTAAGGAAGACGGCACTAAAATGCACGAACTAGCATCCAATATGATATTGTATAGCATCATGCCTGAGAACAACGAGAACGCTCTTAACCAATTCGTTATTGACGCTCTCACAATGTTTGATGAACCAATGTCGTCTGAAGTATTGTTGTATTACTCTGACGAGTGTTTTGGTACTGCTGATGCTATTTACTACGACGAGGAGAAGAAACACTTACAAATTCACGACTTGAAGACTGGTGTGTCTAAACCGTCATTTAAACAACTCTGGATTTATTGTGCATTGTTCTGTTTGGAATATGACAAGAAACCAGAAGACCTAACATTCGAATGTCGATTGTATCAACTCGGTGCAATGGATATTGATAATCCAGACCCTAAAGATATTCGTACAATTATGAACCAGATTGTATCTATGTCTAATATTATCGAAGGTGTTCGTATTGAACGTCGTATGCAGGGATTTAAATAAAAACATTTTATTTTCCAGGTGTATAATAGAGAGGAGGATGACTTAGATGTCGTTCTCTTCTTTTTATTTTTGGCCTACCATGACAACCCGACAAAAAATTTCGCAAAAATTAAATTAGAAAATAATTAAAGGATTTCTTTAAGTTGTGCAAGCTAGAAAACTGAAAGTAGTATATCACCTCGACGCAACTATTACACCTGCGTGTTATAAATAGTGTATAGCAACTTAAACGAAATTTAGAAAACAATGTATATCTTAACAACACTTACTCTTTTCAACATTGCTAAGAAGAATCTTAGGTTGTTTCCTATTTGCCAAAATAACAACCATACTTTTAAGAATTCAATCAATCACAAAAATCTAAAAGAAAGTAGAACAAAATTTTCATCATCCTAAAGTGAGGTTTTAGATTCGACTAGCAATACAGAATATCACAGTCATGGGTGATACTTTCTGTTGAGCACACAATTGTAGACGATTAAACTTTTTATTCATAACATCTCCAAATTAAAATAGTTAGTTAAAAATTTAGTCCATTATCTTTTTCTACATTCATTGTCCTTTTTTAATTGTAATAATTTTCAATCCTTTCTTTCTTTTATATACGACAAATAATATTACAAAACAGGTCTATGATTGTGTGTTCTGCAGAGAGTATCGTACTCTCTCTTAGTAAGAATCGGCTTGCTAAGAACTTTACTATTTTATTATTCTATATCGTGTGTCGATGGATTGAGACCGCAAAGACCAGTCCATCATATTTTGAGTTGCGGAGAGCTATGCTCTCTGTTGAGTATACTAACGGCTAATAATTAACTTCTTATTATTCCCTATTTCCCTATGAAACGATTTTTACCATTAGACGATTTATAATGTACCTCTTATAAAATAATATTTTAATCCTATAAAATAAAATTTATGTTCCGAAAATGGTCGTTAGTATGCTTTACAGAGATTATATCTCTAACTTTATTTGTCTTAAGGAGGAATTGAAATGACAAAGAAAAAAGATAACCTTACGGATTACATTGAAGAACGCCGTAAATGGTTGGAAGACCCTAAAGATGATGCTTGTAATTTTATTGCAGGTGAAATGTTGCCGACTGATTTGATTAACCCGCAAACTATGTTTGACGCGTATCGAAAATTAAATCAAACGTTTGTAGACAAAAACCACGATTATGGTGGTAGCTTTGAGGAGAGTTTAAATGATTTTGGAACAGTTGCTGGCGTTATTCGTATTGGCGATAAGTATAATCGTTTGCGGACGCTTACTCGAATGGATACTGGGGGAAGGGTTAGTGAGTCTCTTGCTGATACTCTTCTTGATATGGCTAATTATGCAGTAATGACTGCTGTATGGCTTCAAGGAATTGAGGAGGAAAGGAAATATCGTAATGAAACTGCTAAAAAGTAAAGGATTAACTCAAGCTCTATGTGTAACATTATGCTTATTGTGTACTGTTGTCTGTGTTATCTCTACAGGTATTACACAACAAAAAGGAAAACAAGTAAAAGAACCGCTCAGCGCCAAGTCTGAACTTCCTAGAAACCAGGTGATTGTCTATCGTATTTATTACAATGAAAAAGACTCACCTACAATCAAGGTTGAGCATGGTGACGCTAACACACCTATTGATTTGAAAGGAACTGGAAATGGAAGCAACCACGGCGGCTAAGAAGATTACAGGTAAGAAGCTTGTACTTCGTTATATTGGTAAGACTACTGAAATCGTACAAGTAGCAAGCGATGTTCTTGTTACAAAAGATTCTATTATGTTTCTTGAAATGATTGACAATGTTGGACGACTACGTTCAGTATGGTACAGTCTTGATGGATTAGAATCATTCACTTATGAAGGCGATTTGAAGTATCTTGCTAGTGATAAAACAATTAAGATCTCACCTAATATTGGGTGAGTGATATTAAAGACTGAGTTCTTACCAGGGCTCTTTCTTTTTACCTCTCGTATAATAGAAAGAGAGGAATATAGTTATGGAAACTGTTGATATGTTATTTAGTTTTGTAGAAGGATTAACGGACGAATATGATTCTACCGAATATTCTATTATCAAGACTAAAAAACGATATATAGTAGAAGAACAAAAATATGACGACTTTTTAGAAATGTATGACCTAGAAGCGGATGACGAGGTGAAGTTAGAGTTTAATGGTGAAAAAGTTGTGTTTGTATGTTACGAAGAATCGAAAGATTTCTTGTTAGAAGCATATAACAACTTTATAAAAAACTTTAATTGATATCTTTGACTAGTCTTCTAGTCTTTTTTTTTTTTCTTGCTCTATAATAGGGAGGCATCCCTAAGAATTATTTTAAGGAGGACATTGTTATGTCAAATGTAGAAAAAATTGTAAACGGAATTGAAGAATATGCTAAGGATAATTTCGATGAAGATATTCTGAATCACTTTTCTAATACACCAGAAGGTGTACCTAGTGTTACTGATTTAGTAAACGAAGATATTGAAGAGTTTATTAAAGATGCTAATCTAGAAGCACTATTTGATGTGGAAGATAAAGATGTACAGAAGAAACTTTTAAGAAAGATTATGTACTTTACATATCTTCAAGGACTTGCTAATGATGAACGCTCATTTGTGTTAAAAGGTTTTATTAAAATGATGCAAAATAAAATGTAAGAATAGCACTGGCTTCGGCTGGTGTTATTTTTTTTTTTGAAAGGATATTATTATGTTTAAATTTGATTATGATGGATGTCAAATGTATTTTGTTGGTTTACATAAAGTTGTTATTAATAAATACAACAATGGTGAAATATTTATAAAGATATTTAACGACACTAAAGACAAAGATAAAGCTACTGTTATTGTTCGTTGTAAAGAATACACAATCATCGACAAAAGTAAAGATTTAGAAGTAAAGGAGTATCTAAATGGCATGGAGTGATATGCTAGGAGACATGAAAGGGCAATTGGAGTCGGCTAAGAGTCAAATGTCCAATCAAATATCTGGTGTAGAAGGGCCTGAGGAATTAAAGGAGATAAACATACCTGAATTCCCAGATGTGTCGAAGATGTCCGGTTCGGATATGTCACAAAGAATTAGTCAGGCTACAGACGGTAATATCAATGTTAAACCTTCCACAATTGATGGTATTAAGAACTTTGCTAAAGGTATGAAATTGAATATGCCTGAGAAGAAGATTGAGACGCCAGGACGTTCTGTTTCTATCGGTGGTATGAAGTTCGATATCAAATCAATCAAACTTGGAGGGCCTGAAGGTATTAACTTAGATGCGTCTGAGATTAAACTCAACCAAGAACAAGGTAAGGGTGTGATGGAGCAATTCACTGGTGGTAAGTCTATGGAAGAGATTGAGAACCTGGACTTTGAGAATATGACACCAGAAGAACAACAAGCTAAGATTGATGAGATTATGAATCAACAAAACAAGGGTATGGATATGAACAATATGGAAGCTAACATGAAACCTAAGTTTGATGATGGTACTCAGAAGGTTATTGATATGTTCACGAAAGGTAAAGGACTGAAATGATTAAGACTTATGTATTGTGTATTGGTGGATTCTTTGTAGTATTGTTCATTTGCGATTTGATTAGGAGTAGTTGGAAGAAGTAACCTCTTTATTTTCTATTGGTATAATAGAAAGAGAGGTAATCTAAAATGATTAACAAAATGATTACAGATAAAACAGAAGAGGAAATGAAAAACTTTACTAAGAACATGATTTGGTTCTGTGCTGGTGTATATATTACAGCCACATTATATGAATTAAACGAATGGCTTAGCAAAAAGTAATGGAGAGTTTTACTCTTCTTTTTTTTTTTATTTCCGCTTATATAATAGAAAAGGAGGAATTTTATTATGAAACAACGTTTATTAAAAAAACATGAGGAACTTTTGAACGACCGATATAAAGCGGTAACTAAAGACAATCAGTTTCAATCTCAAGATGATTTACAAAACCTTACACACGCTACATATTATATGGGCGCTGATACAGGGTATGACGATTGTCTAGATGATGTTGAAACTACTGCCAAGAATATCGTGGCTTTTGGTGTCGGTGTATTTGGAAGTGGAATGTTATTAAAAGCATTGTATAATAAGTTCATGGATTAAAAAGGGTACGGTTTACGCCGTTGCTCTTTTTTTTACCATCTGTATAATAGAAAGGAAGGTATTTAAAAATGAAAATTATTGAAAAGATTAAATACGAACTTTATGGAAAGAAGGTTGAGAAAAAAGAAGCTCAAATTGCTCGCTATAGAAAGTGGGAGGAAGAATGCAAACAAGCTGAAGATGAAATGTACGAACTTGTAAAAGAAAAACTGGATTTGAAAGATAATATCGAGTTTATTGAAAAATACTGTCAAGCTGCAAGAAAAGATTATTATCGTCATGAACGAATTAATCTTGAAAGCAATACGGTAGAAAGAAGTAAAGAAGAAGATATTAATGTCAAACTAGTATATTACTACGCAGGTATGTACACAGTTGTTGGTGTGTTAGCAATCGGTATTTGGCTTAGGGATAGAAAGTAATGAAGAGTTCTTTACTCTTCTTTTTTTTTTATTATTTTTTTTTATTTTCCTCTAGTATAATAGGGAGAGAGACCCTAGATTATTTTAGAAGGAGGCTGTTGTTATGGCTAGATATTATTATAAAGATGGAGTTAAGATTGATGTTGAAAAGATTGGTACTGAGAACTTCAGCACTGTAATGGATGCAATTTCTCGTGACGAGGACATTGTGACTATAACCGAAGAGGAATTGGAAGAAGAAAAATGCTTCTCATTCCTAAAAGGTATGGGCGCAGGTATTATCGGAACAGGACTTGTATTATTAGGTGCTGCAAAAATCTCAAAGAAAAATCTTGAAAAGAAAACTAAAGTCTACTCGGATTTGTATAGTAATAAAACTAAACAAATTAGCAAAGAAAATCAATATAACGAATAAACTATTAGAATACTGGTTTCGGCTAGTATTCTTTTTTTTTTTAGAAAGGATAATAATATGAAGAAATTTTGGCGTAGCGGTATGATTGACAAGAAGGTTGTTACTGAGCGTGAACGGGAGGAGTATATTAACAAGTTAGAGAGGACTATACTTGAGTTGAGACGTGATGATATTGGTGATTTAATCAATGATACTACTGATTACGATGAAATTAGATGTGGTGATAACGTTATATTGGATTTTGGAGGGGAGTGCATCATTGCTGCACCTAAAGAGCGTTTAAATGATAGTAAGAATACATTGAATGAGATTCGTATGCGAGAAATATTAGATAATTATAAGAACAATATTGTTGGTAAACCAGTGTCCAATACAGAAGCTGCTGAGGCCTGGATGAATACAATGGTCGCGTTTGCAAAAGAAGTTAATAAAATGGAGGAGAAAAGATCATGAAAGAAAATGTAGAAGTTGTTGTTAAAGTTGGATTCGATGGTAAAGAGATGAGTATCATGACTACAGGCATAAAGAATGTTAGTTATTCTACAGATAATCATGGTGATATTCGTATGTGTTGTCTCAGTATAAGAAATGCTAGGATTAGGGATAACAAATATAAGGAATATAATACCGAATACGGACGCGAAATGTATACTAACAGAGATGAGGATTTGTGGGTATATGAAAGTCCATTACCTATTGAGTTTTATATAACTAGAACAACAACTTTCGAATCGCCTGAGGAAGATGATAGTAAGTATGATACGTTGTATGATAGCAATAATCAACCTTATATGAAAGTTAAATTGAAAGAAGATAAACAATGAGAACAATACACGTACTTTACGACAAAAAGAATGATGCCCTTGGTATTGTAGAAGTGGGCGATAAAGACCTCCCAGAGGCTCTGAGAGACGCTGTAGAGTGGCGTTTTGAGGGGCGTAGGTATTCCTACAGGTCTTATTTTAGGGCCAACAGAGGACAAAAGAACGAGTATTTAGACGTTATTATGAAGGAGTATTAAAATGGATTGGAAGTTTGGAATTATATTTTTATTGTTGTTGTTGTGGGTTGAAGTGACTTCGAGATAGGAGAATGTTATGGAAGAAATGGATATTTTAAAGTATTTTAATGAGAATGCTAGTAAGGAAGATTGGAAACTTGCTCAACAAATATATGCGTATGACCTTTCTAGAGAATTGGAATTGTTTAGTATGCAGGGTAAGGAGACCTTTACTCTTGCGGAATTAGCTGTTATTTACACTCGAGTTTGTCTTGAAAAAGATTTGACACATATGGAGACTATCGACCAAGAGATTGGTAGAGCAAACAATGAATCGACAAAGGAGATGTATATCGATTTGATGCAAGAGATTTTAAAAGAATATCAAGTGGAAGGTAAGAAGGAGGAATAGAAGAATGGATAATATGAGTATTTTAGAGTATTACACTAAGAATGCTACGCCAGAACAAACAAGACTGGTTAATACTGTTTATAGTTGTGATTACATTAAAGCTCTTATGGATTTAGGTTTTAATGGTAGAAAAGGATTAACTATGGACGAAGTGTATCTCTTGTTCTTAACTATTAATCTTGAGAAGGATTTGGATGGCTGGCAAGAAAGAATGCAGAGTATTTCTGTTGGGGATAACGAAGAGACTTTTAAAGAGTTCATTGACGGTATGAAGTTGCGATATAATCGTATTGTTGAATTAAATGGAGGAAATGTGGAATGATTGAAACTTTGGTATATACGTTGTTAGCTATTGGTAATTCGTTGTTTGATGCGTTTGTGTTTTATGTTTGGATGGAATACAGTTATACACAAGATTGGATTTCCTGAGATATCATACATATTGAGTTATGGTATTTGTCTCTTTATTGGATATGTTAAGAGCAATGATATTAACGATAAGGAATGCGAAGACAGGAAGGAATACATTAGAAACAAAGTTGTTTTGGACATTGCTAATAATGTAGTCTATATTGTATTGTTTGTTGTGTATAGATGGATTGTGGGGTGATGTTGTATGACTGGACTTATTGAAGCTAGAGGGCATGAGCGATTTGCTAGATATTATGAGAAAATGATGGAGTGGATTGGAGACGATGATAATTTTGATGGATATACTTTGGCACAATACATGATGGGTGCTATGGTAGTTGGTATGGCAAGCAAAGATTCAATTATGGATGCTATTTCTGATATCGAAGACAAAGTTGATATGGAATTGTCAGAAGACGAAATTGTAGAAGAAAACTAGAATGAGAGCACGGTTTATTACCGTTGCTTTCTTTTTTAAAGGAGTATTAACTGCGACTTCATCGATAACTTGTTTATAGAAAATGAAAGGATTGTGTATATGAACTGGGAATATGGTTTAATGAACCTTATATTGTGGTTAGGTTTTGTATTGTTTATTGTAGGATTGGACATGGATTTTACGATTGAGGGCGAGAATATGTTCATTTGGCTTGCTGAGAGAGCGATTCTAGGGTCGTATTTAATTGTTATGAACGTAGTTGTAGGGTTAAAACGTGCTGTAGAGGCTGGATTTGGGCTTGTTACGGTGGTTATTGCCTGGATAAATGCTAGATTTTGGGATGAGGAGGACGGAAAATGACTTGTATTGTTGATATTAATGGGGAAAATATAGAGGTTTATGGTGATTATGAGGCTGTTTTTGACGATAAATTCGGTAGATTTGTTGTTGATAGACCTATTTCGATGAATTCTAAGTGCCGTTTGGACGAAGAAATACAGTCTAGGTTCGATGATATTAGTAAAATTATGTATAATCACTTGAATTTGAACGAGTTTCCGCCTTGTCAGGAGGGTTGGAATGAGACATTTGAGCACTTAAAAGGGTATTTTGGGTACGATATTGTGGGTATTGAGGTACTAGAAGTGTTCAATTTGACCTTCGAAAGGCTGTTTATGTTGTATGCAAACGATATAAATGCTAGTTTTTGGGGCCCAAATCACGATTATTTTGAGAAATATGAGGTGTGAAATGGGTGAAATGTTGTGGAAATTGTGTGATTTTTGGGTGGAAATTAGGTTAAAATGGGCACCAAACCTTACATGCCATGTTAGAAAACCTCACATGAGATGTTAGAAAATGGAGGTGAAATGTGGGTACCGCACAAATCGTCGATATACGTAGTCACATTTTAGCTAAAAATGGGGTGTTTTTGGGGTAAAAATGGGCGTTTTTGGGGTGTTTTTGGGGCAAAATGTGACTATAAAAAAGGGGTGTTTTGTGCGGTCATTTTTAAAAATGCCTAAAAATGCTCAAAAATGGCCTAAAATGGGGTGTTTTTGGGGTAAAAATGGGCGTTTTTTTACTTTTTTACTTAACTTTTATATTGAGTTTTTCTATAAATAAATATAGAAAAATGAGAAATACTTTCTGAGCAAAAAATAAAAAATATACACAATTATTAGAAAAAGATTAGAAAAGGAGAAAATCATGACAATTAGAATAGATATAGATAATCATAAGTTGGATAACCAACTAGACAGCTTTAAAATCATGCAAAAACGTATTAAAGAGTATGATAATTACCAATATAAGAAAATTGCACATTTAAATCCATTCTATCCATTTAGGATATTTGCAAGGTCTAGACATAATGGTGATTATTTACGTCCACACCAAATAGATGTTATTTGTCGATTTATGGCAATTTATATTATGCATGATACAATATCGGTAAGTGAGGTGTTACATAGATTGGGACCTGGTATAGTTTATAACAAACAAACCTTATACGATGTCTTAGATAAACAAAACATTAAACCAAAAGATATAACAAGATTAGATAGGGAAATTATGCGTGTTTATTGTTACTATGACTATAACTTCGAAAAAACAAAGAAGCATTATACGGACAACTTTTGTTCTGATGACGCTATTGAAGAAAGAATTAATCACGCACTCGAGGTGTTTGGTGTAGACAGTCTTATTTGGCATGAAAAGCACGACAAATTTGTGTACGATAATTATACAATACGTTATGATGATTATGATGCAACACGTAAACAAGACCTAAAAACAATTGAAGAAATGGCAAGTGTTATGACATACGAATTAGGCGACCCAAATCGTTTCCCATTAAAAAATACAGTTTTTAATGCAGTACAAGAACGACAAGGAACTAATTTTATTATTAAACATTATTACGAAGTATATGAAAGGGTAGCAAGATTGACCGCACAAGATACACAATTTAAATCAACACAACGTAATCTAGAAGATATCAAACTAGAAGATGTACAATGGTTAGTAGATAATAAATGGCCATTAGAATTAATACAACGAGAAATGGGGTTTAGTAGTCGTTACGCTCTTAAACGATATTTAGATAAATACAATATCGATTACAGCAAATGTAAGAAACGTCCTGGTCGTCCTAGAGGAGCATTCAAGAATGGTTCGGCTCGTAATCAAATCTACGAAGACTTTACTAAAGGATTAGTCCCTGATACTATTTACGACAAATACAAAGACAAGTATAGTAAACGTAGTATCGACCGCATTTATGTAGAGTGGAAAGAAGATCAAGCAGGCTTTAAACCTTAAAAACCGCACATATTTTTGCCTTTTCCACTTCTCTAATAGAGAGGAAATAGGAATTTGCCCTATTTCATTCTTTAGAGTAGGTGAAGTCTCACTACTCGTTTCATTTTTTATCATAATATATTATGACAAACAATCTAAAATCTGCTAAAATACAAGATTATACAGTTAGACGCGTCAGAATACGTCTCAGAAGCCATAAAATAGCGTATATTCAACGTTAAGGTATATCGTGCACAATTATACCAGAAACGCGTAAAACGGCTTATACGGGCTCTCAGAGCCTCTCAGAGGCATTCTAAAATAACTGTATTTTTACGTATTTTTAGAAAGGAATTCCTGAAAATGAAAGATTACTACACACCTCAAGAGCTAGCCGAGGTTAGTGAAGAATCACAAGACATTCTTATGCACATTGGTACGGCAACGTCAGGACGATATCCTAAAGGTTCTGGTAAGAATCCATACCAACATATGTCACCTGGTGACCTAGAATGGATTCAACGACACCAACGTCGTCTTAAAGAATTTAAGGCTCAAGGTCTTGACAGTAACGAAGTGTATAAGAAAATTGCAGACCTAGAAGGTATGTCTGTCAATGCATTACGTAGTAAAATCAATATTATGCGTGAACAACAACGCCAATACAATACTGAGCTTGCTAAAAACATGTTTGCAGATGGACGTCCTGTAAGGGAAATTATGGAGAAGACTGGTTGGTCTGAAACAAGTGTTCGTAAGGCTCTTAATCAAGAAACCCTAAAAGAACGTGCAGATCGTATCACAACACAAGAGCTTGTAGCTAGACTCAAAGAGTCTGTAGCACAAACAGGATATCTTGATGTAGGTGAAGGTGTCGAAGCACAATTAGGTGTATCTGAAGACCGTCTTAAGTCTGCTCGTCGTGCATTGGTAGATAGTGGTGAGTACGCATTTTACAAGATTAACGTACCAAACGCCACCAATCCAATGAACAAACCTCAAACTGCTGTGCTTACTACTGCAGATAAAACAATTAAAGATGTCTATGACAACAAGGATAAGATTCGTTCTACCAAATATCGTGCAGATAGTGCTGGAACAACTAATATCCAAAAACTACAAGATGTAACTAGTATTCCATGGAACCGTCTACAAATTAAGTATGCTATTCCAGAGGGTGAGAAAGGTCACGGTACTGAGAAAGACGGAGAAACACAAGATGGTGTTATGTATATTCGTCCTGGCTCAAAAGATATCAACTTAGGAGGCAAGAAGTATGCCCAAGTTCGTATCGCTGTAGGTGACACTCACTATCTAAAAGGTATGGCTATTTATGGAGACAACAAGATGTTTCCAGACGGTGTCGATGTTATCTTTAACACGAACAAGAAAAAGGGTACGCCTAAAGAGGATGTACTTAAACCATTGAACCTTATTGATGGTAAGATTAATCAAGACGACCCATTCTCTGCCGCAGTTAAACGACAACCACCTCTTCTAGATAAGAAAGGTAATCCTGTTGTTGATAAAGTTGCAACCGCTGCTGAAGAGAAACGTATCGGTCATAAACTATCCACTCCTATCTACAAAGTTGGCAAGGTTAATATTGTCAACGAAGAAGGAGATTGGAATGATTGGTCTAAGACATTATCATCTCAGTTCCTGGCTAAACAACCTCGTCCTGTTGTTCGTGAACGTCTACGTGCTACATTAAAAGAACACGATACAGACTACGATGAAATCATGAAGGTAGACAATCCTATAGTTAAACGTAAACTATTAGAGGATTATATTCAAACTACTGAGTCTAAGGCTGTACATATTAAAGCCTCAGCTCCTGCTGGTTTTCGTGGTCACGTATTGTTACCTGTTCCTAACATGAAGGAGAACGAAGTATTCGCTCCTCGTTATGAAGATGGTACTCGTGTTATCTTGGTACGTTATCCACACGCTGGTCGCTTCGAAATCCCTGAGCTTATTGTAAACAACAAAGGCCCAGGTAAGAAACTAATTGGTGGTGATTCTCCTGATGCTATTGGTATCCATCCAAAGGTAGCAGGTAAACTATCAGGTGCCGACTTCGATGGTGACGTAGCTTATGTTATCCCAAACAATGAAGGTAAGTATAAGTCTGCTCCTATGCTCAAGGAGTTGAAAGGTTTTGACCCTAAGAAATACAAAGACCCAGAAGGTTCCTTCAAACCTATCAGTAAAGAGTATCAACAGAAACAAATGGGTATTGTATCTAATCTTATTACTGATATGACTTTGCGTGGTGCATCCAATGAAGAGTTAGCTCGAGCAACAAAACATTCAATGGTTGTTATCGATGCGTATAAACATAAGCTTAACTATAAACGTAGTGAAAAAGAAAACCGTATCCCTGAACTTCGTAAGAAGTATATGGAACACGTAGATAGAATTGATTACGATAAACTTTCTTATTACGATAAACGTACAAGAAAAGAATTAAAAGTAACCGATTTAAATAAATTAAATAAAGATGTGGATAATATATCTTTAGGTGCATCTTCTGTATTATCTCGTAGAAAACAAACAGTAAAAGTTGGTGGAGAGAATGTAGAAATCATTGACAAGAATGGTAAGAAGAAGGTCGTCAATCGTGGTGGCATCGACGTACCTATCACCTCTGTCATCAAGGATGCTTTAGTCTATCTCGGACCAAAGGCTGCTCCTGTAGAAAAAGAATATATAGATTATATTAATAATCTTAAAGCTCGTCAGTCTAAAGCTGAGTCAGAGCTTGCATCTATTAAGACTCCGAAGAAGAGTCCTGTTGCTGCTAAGATCTACACTGATGAAGTGAACTCTCTCAATGAGAAGGTAAAGCTAGCCAAGCTTAATAAACCTAGAGAAAGACAAGCACAGATTCTAGCTAACTCTAACATTCAACGTGAACTGGATAGAGCTACAGCAAATGGAGAAGAATTATCAAAGGCTGATGTTAAGAAGCTTAGAGCTAAAGCAATTACTGCAGCCAGAGAAGAAGTAGGTGCACACAGAAATCCAGTTAAGATTACTGATATTGAGTGGGATGCAATACAAGCTAATGCTATCTCTACTACTAAGCTACAGGAACTCATCAAGTACATGGACAGTGACCAACTCAAGAGCTTGGCTACACCACGTCCTACTACTACACTCTCTAAAGCTAGGGCTGATAGAGCGGCTGCTATGATAGCGAATGGTCACACCTATGCTGAGGTTGCTAAGCAACTGGGTGTTAGTACCTCTACTATCAACCGCTATGTCAACCAGTCCTAGTCACTACAGTCTAGTACACTACAACTACTACACTATACCACTACTACTATACTAAGGAAGGAGCACGCAGTCATGGCACTGACTACTAGTGACAACCCCTACTCACCACTAGACCAGTACGAACAGTGGGTAGAGTGGGATCACGAGCATGGCTACTACCTCGACCGCTACCTCGCTCGCATCTACGACACCAAGCTAGGTGCACAACCATGGTTGAACGATGACGAGGCATGGGCACTGGCAGAGGCAGAGGTCCTAGAGTACAACATCTTTGGTAACATTGTGTACGTTACATCACCTAAAGA